GCCCGTCACGCGGACCTGCTGCTGCAGGCCGGGCGCGCCATTGGGCATCGGCGGGTGCAGGGGGGAAGTGGCGACGAGCGTGGTTGAGTCGCCCAGGACGATGTCTCGCAGCCGCGGCAGCCCGGACCCGCCCACGCTGATGACCGGCAGCGTCATCGCCTGTGTCTTGAGCGCTACTTGGCCGTCCGCCCACGTGTTGATCTGGCCCTGGCCGGTGACGACCGAGCCCTGCCAGCTGACGGTCGACTCCATCAGCGGGTAGCCGGCCGCCAAGTCGGCAGTGTCGGCGCCGTGCGGGTACGTGCTCTGCCATTGCTGCGAGCTGCCGTTCGGCGGTGCGGTCGCCCAGACCATGTTGCTGGACTGGCTTCCGGTGCGCTGGTACCCGTAGTCCAAGACGTTGCCCGGGTAGACGAGCGCGTACCCGGCCTGCGTGGCCGGGCGGCCGAGCTGCAGGTAGGCCAAGTGGACGAACACGGCCAGGTCGCCGGTGGAATCCAGCCCGGGCACGAAAGCCCACTCCAGCTGGCCGGAGGCGCACATGTCCTGCCACGCCGAGCTGATCTGCGTCTGATCACTCCACACGTACGACGCGGTCCACGGCGCGCCAGCCATGGCAGCGGCGCCCGAGGGAAGGACCAGCCGCGCTACCGGGCCGTTCGCGGCGACCATAGCCAGGTAGGCAGGATCCCGTGTGGCAGCGGGGGAGACGCCGGTGGCGATGTAGCTGGACTGCTTGGACAGGCCGTAGGAGACCAAGTCCAAGAACGCTGTGCCGAGGTCAACAGCCTGGTACTCGATCGTGTCGGTGATGTTCCTGTGCGACCAGATCGTGTCCAGGGTCTGCGCCGAGATCGGGAGAACGCCCTGGCTGAGGCTGCTGTGCGGCCAGTCCCAGACGACACCGGCCCACACCGGGTAGCCGTCCTGCAAGACCCACAGGACGGCACGCCGGCACTCGAGGGCCGAGACGAACGGTCGGTTGACGGCGTACGGCTCGTTGAGGGTGAGGTGACCGGTGAGGGTGCCGGAGCCGTTGAGCTGCATGCTGAACGACTCGACGGTCAGCGGGATGTGGTCGGCGAGCACCCTGCCGCTGATCAGGTCGGTCGCCTGGTAGGTGTAGGTGCTCATCTACATCGACACGGGCGCGACCCGCAGGATCAGAGACGCCGCGGTGACCGTGGTGGCGAAGACGTTGAACGGGATGCTCGACATCGTGTTCGTGCACGTGACCGAAATGCTGTGCGTACCAGCCGACGGCGTGTCACCAGTCGCCGCCGAGGTGTAGTAGGTCCAGGACACGCCCGCCTGCAGCCACGTGTCAGCCTGCGCCTCCGCGGCGTACATGGAGTCCAGCAACGTGCCGTCGATGTACAGGCGGTAGAAGGCTCGGATGGTCGTCGAAGCGTGCAGCGTCGTCGAGGAGACGCCGGGGGCCTTGAAGAAGCACTGGATGTCGGTGTAGCCGTCCGTGGTGATCGTCGTGCTCATGATGGTGTGCTCGGAGCTGTCACTGATCAGGAACGACGATGTCAGCTTCGTCATCTGCGGCGCCCACGGCAAAACCTTCATCTGGGTCGCCGAGCTGATGTTGTTGTTGTGATAGAAGCTGCCCGACGCCGGGTCGTAGGCCGCCTGACCCATGTACCCCGAGACAGAACCCTTGGGGGCGACGAGGATCCCGCCCGCCGTGGTCGTGAACTGCCGCTTGTCGGTGATCAGGCCCGACGTGATGGTCGAGGTGCCGTTCGGCACTGACAGCTGCGCCAGGGTGATCGAGTTCGCCGGTGCCGACGGAGCCGACGGGGAAGGCGCCGCGGTGCCGGTGATGATCGCCACCGCACCGGAGGAAGACGAGCTACCGAGGTCGTTGACGTACGCGACGATGATGTCGATGCGCCCGTTGGTCGGGTCGGCCGCAGCCACCGAGAGCGTTGCCTGCGAGGGGAGGGTGGACGCGTAGCCGCCCGCCGTCGCGCTCGACGAGTTGGCGACGACGAAGCTGCCGGGTTGGACCAGCACCTGCATGCCGCTGCCGGGGCTCACGAAGAGGCCGGCGCCGCCGACCACGCCGCTTCGCAGTCCGATCGTTCCGCTGGTCGTGATTCCCGGGTCGAAGAAGAACGAGGTGATACCGGAGTTGCGCAGGTCGTTGCCGCTCGAGCCGTCATACGTGCACCCCGTCAACCACATCGGCAGGCTCGTGGTCACAGACGTAGCCATGCGGCCCTCCTAAACGTAGCTGTCATGCCAGAAGCACGTAGCAGTCGAGCCGGACCCGATGGTGCCGCCGTACTGCAGCGTGTTGTTGCCGGGGGCGAGTTGCCACCAAGCGGATGTGAGGTCGGCCGGCCAGTAGGTCCCGCCGACGGACGGGAAGCCTGGGCTGGTGGAGACCGTCGTCGGGTTGATGTAGGACTGCCTGTTCAGGAAATCCACGACGAGCTGGTCACCGGTGTTGAGCGTGAGCGACGACCAGGACACGGTTTGGTTGGTCGTCAGGTTGGTGACGGCCGGGCTGGTCGCCGGCCCGGTGATGACGATCACCGGAGGCGACACGAACGATCCCCCGTTGACCGCCAGGCCACCACCCGGCGGCGAGCTCGTCGCGAGAGTGAACGGCACGTGGAACGGCACGACCATGCCACCGCCGCCACCGGACGGCAGCAGGCTGATCCCCAACGACCGCTGCACCGTCGCGTATTTGCGCGGGTCAGGCGCAACCAGACCAACCGTGAAGGTCACGTCGGTGAGCGACGGGTACGCCTCCGTGAGCCTGCCAGAGCGTCGCACCCACGCGTACTTCGGCACCGGCTCGTCGTACCGCAAGTAGGCCAGGTCTGACACGGGGACGGCCTGCTGCAAAGTGGCCCGCGCCTGGTCCCGCAGGGCCTGCGTCGGGGCCGACGCGGTGACGGTCAGGGTGATGGTGCGCGCCGCAAAGTAGGCCGGCGATGCCCAGGCGCCGTGGTCTCCCGATCTCGGGATGACGCCGGCGCCCTGTACGTCTGGGCTGTCCCACCCGTCGATCTTCCGCCACAGCCAGGTGACGCCCGAGCTGTCGACCTGCCCGAACTCGATGTCCAAGCCGCCATAGACCAGTCCGCCGGTCCAGAACCCGGTGTCGCTCATCCCACCACCTCTGTCACGGCCCGGTAACTGCCAACTCCCGTGCGCCACACCTCTGCCACACTGACCGCAGCCCAGACAGGGGGAGACCCATGCGCCGCCTCACCATGGCGATCACCGCCGTCCTACTCACCACCGCATGCGCCAGCACCGCCACACAGGCTGCGAAGCCGCCGACCAGCCCGAGCTCCTCGCCGACCGCGTCAGCGCCGTCGAGCCCGACCTCGGCGCCGGCAGCCACGCCGAGCCCGACACCAGCCCCGAGCTCGGCCACGCCGACACCAAGCAGCAGCGCAACCGGCCAGCTCACCGTCGCCATCCCCGCCGCACAGCTGCCCTACAAGCCGGCTGCGGGCGCCCCAGCGCTCGACGACGTCAGCATCGCCAAGACCAGTAGCGACAGCTGCGCGATCCCGGCCGACGACTCCGGCAACGAGGCACAACTGCTCGACGCCGAGATGGACGTCAACGTCCTGATCACGACCTTCGAGTTCAGCAACCCGTGCTCGACGCCGCTCACCTACGACTTCGACGTCACACAGGCCATCGGCTCCGAGACCGGGCCGACCGGCGGACCCGACACGCAGGCCCGCACACCGGTGATCCAGCCCGGCAAGTCGATCTCCTTCAAGGTCAACGTCGACCCGAACGCCTCGCTGACTCCCACCCAGCTCCAACAGCTCTGGGTGGGAGTCACGCACATCACCAAGGCGCCAGCCTGACCGACCCCTCTCAGGCTCCGCTGAGCGCGAGGGCGAGTTCGCGATGCATGGCCGCCTTCTGTTCGGCGTTGGGGAACGCGACACCGTTGAAGTTCTGCACCACGGTCACCTCCCGACTGCCGGCACCACCCTGCTGGGTGCCAGCCTGAGCCATCTGCTGGAGCCACTGGGACTGATCCGGCGTCAGCACCGCCTCAGGCCGCGCCAGCCCGTTGACCGGCACGTTGCCGGGCATCAACCAGCCACCCGAGTCGTAGCCGACATAGGAGCCACCGCGGGCCAGGGACCGGATGCCGGGCACGTTGGAGATGTCCCCGTACCGGGACCGGATGTAGTTGATCGCGGAGGCGATGTTCGCCACCGGGTCGAAGATGTCGGAGCTCGTCCCGGCCTGGTGATAGGCCAGGAAGGTGGACATGATCGTCTGCATGATGCCCCGGCTGGGGTCACCGGCCGCAGCGTTTGAGTCCCACAGGTTGATCGACCTTGGATCGTCACCGGACTCGTAGTGCCCGATGGTCTCCAAGTCGGGAATCCAGCTGGCCGGTGCCCCAGTCGCGGCGACGGCATCCGCGAACCACTGCGCAACCGACCCGGTGACCGAGCCGGCGGCGCTGCTGGAGCCGCCACCCGAACCGCCGCTGAACAGGTTCCCGACGGCCTGCACCATGTTGTGGATCAGGCTGGTCGGCACGCCGAGCATCATCTTGGCGAAGTTGCCGGACGCGTTGGTGCCGACCAACTTGCCCAGCGCATTGCTCAGGGCCGTCGTGTTACCGGTGGCGATCGCCGCGGTGACCTTGGCAAGGTCCATGCCCTTGTCGAAGAAGCCGGAGATGTCGTCCCAGCCGCCCTTGGCCGTGCTCGTGACCCAGTCAATGATCCCGCCACCCTTGTAGTGGCCGGGAGTTGAGACCCGGCCGCCACCGTAGGCGGCGTTGAGCGCAAGGATCGTTCCCGGCCCGAGCGCGGCAACAGCCTCCGGCACCAGCACACCCTCACCCGGCGACAGCATCGCCGGCACCGTGTCCTGACCGGGCGCATACCCCGGCACGACACCGCCGGAGGCGAACATCGGCACGATCGGCAAGTCAAGGGAACTCTGACCGATGGCATCGACGATGGTGTTCCACATCTTCACGATGCCCTTGTCGTACACCGTTCCGATCAGGAAATTCACCGGATTCTTGAAAATATCCTGGATGGTATTCCACGAGGTCTTGAACCCGTCGATGAAGTGATCCGCCCCGGTCTTGATCCCGTCCCACATCGGATCAAAAACGTGATGCCACACCCAGTCGACCGCACCCCCGATCCACCCGAACACATCGTTGATGCCGTGCCACAGCGGCAGGATCCCCTGCTGGTAGACCCAGTCCGCGCCGCCCTTGATGCCCTGCCACATCGGGTCGAGAACGTTGTGCCACAACCACAGCCCAGCGGTTTCGATCCAGTTGACGACGTCCTGCCAGTGCGACGCGAGATTCAGGATCGCCGTGATCAGCCACGCCACCGCTTGCAACACGGGGCCGTTGATTTTGGCGACCAGATCCATAAACCAGCCGGCGAGCGTCAACACCAGGCTGATCAGCGGCATCAGCGACACGACCAGCTTCGCGGCCGCCGGAATGACCGGCAGAAGCACAGTCAGCACCTGCGTCAGACTGTTCTGCAGGTCTTTTTCCATCAGCCCGGCCAGCTGGCTGATGATCGGCACCAGGGCCTGCATGATCGGCAGCAGCGCGGTGCCCAACTGCGGGAGCAACGGCATCAGGGCATTGAACACCTGCATCAAGCCGTTCTCCAACGCCTGCGCGAGGATGTCCGCGACCTGCTTGATGATCGGAACCATCGCCTGAAGGATCGGCGTCAGCGCCTTCGCGAGCGAAGCGATCAGTCCGCCGATCACAGGAAGCAGCGGCGACACTGCATCCGCGATCGCACCGAAAGCCTGCGCGATCGGCACGAGGAGCGGCCCGAGCGCGTTGATGATCGGCACCAGCGCCTGGCCGAGCGCGGTGAGCAGCCGCTCAAACGGCGGCAACAAGGCCTGCAAGACCGGGCCGAGTGCCTTCGCGATGCTGCCGATCACCGGTCCCAACACCGGCCCGAGTGCCCCGAGCGCCTGGCCGAGTGGCTGCAGCACCCCGTTGATCGCACCCACGTACGGAGAGAGGCCGCTCACAAGGCCCGTGACACCGTCGGCGATGCTGCTGAAAGCGCCGGCCAGGCCGTCAACCGCGTCTTTCTGTGAGCCGAGCTTGAGCACGGCGCCGACGACTCCGCCGAGTGCCGGGACGACGATCGACGCGAGCTTGACCCCGTTGTCGATCAGCCCCGACAGGACATCCTGACCGCTTTTGCTCCCCAGCGCCTTGCCGAGGTCCGCGAACGCATGCGAGATCCCGTCGCCGATCTTCCGGACGCCATCGGTGATCGTCGGCATCGCCTTGGACAGTCCGTCGAGGAAGGCTGACAGCCCCGGCGCGATTGCGTTCTCCGCAGTGTGCTGGAGCTGCTGGAACGCCCCGCGCATGTTGAGGATCTGCTCGACGACGTGCTGCATCGACGGCGTCAGCTTCGCCATGTCCTGCTGGAACTGGTTCGCCGCCTGATTCTCCGTGGACGCCGTCGCGGCCGCCTGAAGCTGCTGCTCCCGGATCGTGTCAGTGAGGCCCTGCTCGGCCTGCGCGATGTTGTGCGCGTCCTGCTGCCGCTGGTAGGCGGCCTGCTCCTGCGCCGCCGCCAACTGCATCTGCGCCTGCTGGATCTGCTGCGCATTGTTGACCTGCGTCAACGCCGCGTTGGCCTGCGCCTGCGAGTACTGATCGTGCGCATCCGACTGCTGGTACGTCGCGGCGGTCACGGCCTGCTTGGCCTGGATGACCGTCTGGGAGCCCTCAATGCCCTGCTGGTGCGCCTGGTTCGCGGCGTAGGTGCTGTCGGTCTCCTGGTCCTGCGCGTCGGTGAGCTGCTGCTTCGCGCGGGCAACGGCAAGGGCGGCCTGTTCCCTGTCCAGGTCCGTGCTGTACGCGTTTTGGTTGGTCAACCGCTGCTGGTACTCGGCCTGCTGGATCGCGAGCTGGGCGGCCTGCACGTTCAATTTGTTGTCGGCGAGCTGGTCGTCGAGCTGACGCAGGTTCTCCCGCGCCTGCTCCCACGCCTGCGACAGGTTGTACTGCGCCTCGCTGAGGCTGTAGTCGGCTTCCTCTACACCCTGCTGCGCCTGCTTGACGGACTCGAGGGCCTGGACCTGCTGCGCGGCCGCATTGCGCTCGACGCTGGCGAGGTTCATCTGCGCCTGCTCGATGCTTTGGGCGCTCGTGATCGCATCCTGCGCCGCCTGCGACCTAGCCTGCGAGACCTGATCCTGGCCCTGCCGGACCTGCACGCTGTTGCTGAACGCCGTCAGGGCCTGCTGCTGTGGCGTCAACCCGTTGTTCTGCGACGCCTGGTGCGCGTCCGTCAGCGCCTTGCCGACCCCACCGAGGCCGAGGAAACCAGTCAGTGCCCCGCCACCCAGCAGAGCCGCGGCCGGGCCGACCGAAGGCAGCAGCGCGCTGATACCCGCAGTCAGGAGGCCAGCGAAGCCGGCCTTACCGGCCAGGCCGCCGAGAAAGCTGCCGCCACCCTCGCCACCACCCCCGCCACCGCCGCCGGAAGCGCCGAGCCGTGCCGCTGCGGACTCGGCCCGGAACGCATCCAACTTGGCCTTGGCCTCGTCGAGCTTGGCGTCGAACTCGGCCGTGCTCAACGAGAGGCGGGGCTCGACCCTCTTGCTGCTCAGTTCGTCGAGCTTCTCCCGGGCCCGGTCGACCTGCTCGTCCATCTCGGACGATTCGAGGCCAATGTCGGGGCGGGCGCTCTTGCCGTCCAGCTCGTCGATCTTCGCTCGTGCCTCGTCAGCACGCGCACTTAGCCCCTCGTCGTCCAGCCGGATCGACGGCTCGGCGATCGTGCCATCGAGTTCGTCGACCTTGGCGCGGGCCTCGTCAGCCTTGGCATCCAGCTCGGACGTGTCGAGCGTGACGCGGGCACGGCCCTCAACGCCGGCGGTAGCCTCGTCGAGCTTGCTCTGGAGTTCTTCCTTGAACCCCTCCATGTCCGGCGACACGGAAACGAAAGCCGTTGCAATGCGCTATCGGAAGCCTTCCGGCATCCTCACATCACCCCCGTCACGCCTGGTTAGGGCGCTTCTGTGAGATCGGATGGAGTGCCAAAGGAAAAGATTCCGCGAAACGCCGGCTCGGCCTGCAGCGTGACTTGCGTCCCCGGGTTGATGCCGGATCGCCCGGCGGCTGGCGCCGAGTACTCGAACGGCCGCTCTGATGGAGGCTGTTGCTCCTCGCGGGCCGCGTTCGCGCGGGCCTGCATCACGCCCTGGTAGGCCGCGAGCCGCCACGCCAGGCGGAAGTACGTCGGCCCGTCCAACTCGCTCGGATCGTCGATCCGGTGGAACACCGACAGGTCCGACGCGATGTCATCGACGTGATCGAGGATCCACAGCAGCTGCCCGGCTCGCTCGATCAGGCTTTTGGGGGCTCCAGCGCACCCAAGGTGAGCTTCGACGCGACGTCACACACCTTCTCGAACTGCTCCGGCGTGAGGTCGTCGTAGTTCATGAGGGCCTCGTAGCCCTCGGCGCCGAGGAGCTTCTCCAGCAGGTAGCCCATCGCCTGGTTCTCGCCGACGGTACGGACGAGGTGCAGGTACTTCAGGCCGACGTTGACGCCCGGCTTGAGCTCGATGCTGTACGGGCGGTCGTCGATGTAGAACAGCACCACCCGGTCGGCCGGCTGGTCGCTGGTGGTGAGGCGGGGCGGCTCGAACCCGAGGTCCGAGCCGCTCGCCGTCGGGGCCGCGGGAAGCGCGGGGCGCTTCGCGGCGGTCTTCTTCGCAGCCATTCGCTGCCTTCCTGAGGGTGAGGGTGGGTAGTGCGATCAGGGCTCTGATCAGGCCGTTTGGTCGACCAGGTGTATCGGAGCGATGCTGTTGCTCACGAAGTAGGCCGTGAAGGTGCAGCTCAACCCCTGCTGGGTCTTCTTGTCGTAGGTCAGGGTGGCCTTGACCTCGCTGAGAACCTTGCGGACGATGATCCGTCGCAGCGCCGGGTTGCCGCTGTTGAGGGTCGGCGCCCAACCATCGATGATCAAAGCCGCGTACGCCGGCTGCGTCGACGTCGAACCGACCGGGATGTCCAGGGTGCTGTAGCCCGTGCCGCCGCCGAGGGTGCCGATGTTGTTGAGCGCGGTCTGCAGGTTGGCCAGCGTCATCTCGGAGAGCTTGGCGGTGACCGTCATCTTCATTTCGGTCAGGCGCGCGCCGACCATCATGGTCAGCTGGTCCACCTGAAGATCCGTGTAGGTGTTGTCGACCTCCAGCGTCACGCCACCGTCGGTGCCGCCCACGTCGGTCCAGGGAGAACCGGGCGGCGTGGTCGGGCCGTTGGGGGTGACGGAGGAGTCGGCGGGTTCAGTGCTGCCGAACGGCGCGACATAGAGGCGCGCCGGCCCGAGTACCAAATTGGCGGGCGTGATCGCGATGGGAATCATCCCCTTGGGGCGGGCGCCACTGGCTGGGCGCGGGCATGCGAAAGGGCCTGCGGTTGCGGGCCCCGGGGTTGAGCTGGGTCAGATGACGCCGACGTACTGCACGAGCGCCACGGTGACGTTCGCGGGAGTACCGAAGCTGACAGTCATCGCTCCGGCGAGCGTTTCGTCAGTCGCAAACGGACCGATGAGATTGGTGGCCGACGAGGTCAGAGTCAGCGAGATCGGGGAGACGGCCTGGCCCTCGATGGTCGTGCCGATCGCCACCGAGCAGGTCGAACCCCCGGAAGCGACGGTGACGGCCAGAAACTCCCTGCCCGTGTTGGCCCAGGTCACGCCGGTGTTCGAACCGAGCGTGCCCGCCGCGACCAGCGTGGTGAGGTTGAGCGGGGCCGAGGAGGTGCGCGGCAGCTGCGTCGGGGTGAGCGTGAGCAGGGTCATCAGGATCGTGCCTTCCTGGTGAAAGTTGTGACGGGGGCGGGTTCTGCCCCGGCGGCCAGCGGCTCGGGGGCGGGCTCAGCCGGCGGGGGCGGAGGTGTGGTGACGAGCAGGCCCTGCGAGCGCAGCACCTCGACCTCGTCGATCGGCACCTCGATCGGGTCTGGGCGGATGCTCACCTGCACGGTGACGTAGCCAGGCCTGACAGACATGGGTGGCTCCTCAGCTGAAGCGGTCGTCGGGGGCGATCCAGGAAAGGGCCAAGTCGCCCTGGAGTCGGGCGTAGTCGCCTTGGTCGTCGTACACGCGGCGGAACGAGGTGGCCAGGTAGGCGGACTGCACCACGGCGAGCGGGTACTCGGCGCCGTTGACCGAGGCCACGAGCGGCCGCGGGATCCGGACCCGGTCCCACGTCGCGTACCGGATCGCGCTCGCGAGCGCGGCGGCCTTGTTCCAGGGCGGCTTATTGGAGCCGGGCACCGTCGCCCAGCAATCCACCTGCAACACCGGGCGGTCGATAGGCAGCATGGCGTCTGGCGTGCCGCCGACCACCGACACCGTGACGAACCCGGTGGCGATCCAGGATGCGACCGACCCGTTCGGATCGACGTCCGGCGGCAGCTGGGTGCCCACCATTGCCGGCGACAGGCCCGGGATCGAGCCCAGCCACGCGACCCCGACGATCTCGTCGTTCGGCAGCAGCGGTAGTGGGGGAGTGGACACGGGCGACCCCCTCGGCTACTCGCTGCGCTGCTGGAACAGCGCCGGCCTCAAAAATGGACTCGGCGGAACCACTTCGGGCCCTGTCTCGCCGGTCGACGGGTGATAGACACGGTGACCCAACTCGACATATGCGGCATAGGTGCGGCCACCCGCACCACCAGTCGCGGAGACGATCAGGTCGCCGCCTTCGAGGTGGTGCTCGATGCTGTCCTTCAGGGAGCCCGTGTCTTCCGGGCAGTACCGCTGGGCGTCTCCGGCGATGTCCGGGCCGAGACGGTTCTGGAAGAAGGCCTCGACAGCGGCGCCCACTTGCGGCTCCCAGTCGTCGCTGACCTCGGCGTGACTGGCCATCGGCGCCTCCTAGTCGGAGCCGACGTTGACGCCGGACCGCCACCTCAACGTGAGGATCTTTTCCGGGGCGATGCCGGTCGGGCCGGTCGGTTGCAGCGAGATGTCATTGATCATGTAGTAGTTGCCCGTCGACTCATCCATGATCGTGTCCGAGCTCAGGACATCCACCCAACCCGCCACCACGGCCTTCGACGTGCGGATCGTCTGCGGACGCTGCGTCGCCGGGTCGAACACCGTCTTCGACGACTCGTTCACCGCCGCCGGCACATGCTGGTAGATCGGCAGACCGACGTCAGACTCGTCCCCGTACGGATTGGCAGCCGTTCCACGCATGATCGTGAGACGGGTATTCGCCAGCTCCATCACCGCAGCTCACCTACCAGTTCACCAAAGGCGCGCCGGGAAGAACGCCTGCGACCTGGAGGATCGCGGCGGCCTGCGGCGCCAACGGCGGAAACATCTGGTTCTGCGCAGACGACGCGCGGGTCTGCGAGACACCACCCATCGACGTACTGGCGAACTGCGACTTCACGTTCGCAAAGTCATTGTTCGCCAGGATGAACTGCGCCTGCGCGCACGTCGCCCGCATGAAGACGTTCAGCACACCGGCATCCGTTGGCATCCCGTCCGCATCGGTGGCGTACACCGCCCCGATCAGCGCCCGGTCGATCACCTCGGTGCCGCGCCGCAGGGCGACGGTAACAAGGTCGTCCGGGCTGAACTGGTCCCCAGACCAGGACCGGTATTGAGCGACGCTCGCGTACACCCCGGGCGCGGGAAGCGCCGCGGGGGCCGCGGCCACAGTCACGGCCTGCGTGTAGGTGACCGTGCCCGAGGAGCCGATCGCCGACCACAGCACCGAATAGTCACCAGGCGCCACCGTGACGCCAGGCAGCCACTGGTAGCTGTAGCTGGCGTTGTCCGCCGCCACGACGCCCGTCGACGTCGGCCCCAAGGTCGGGGTGGAGCTCCCGTTGAGAGTGATGGCGATCGAGACGTTGGACACCGGCTGTGGCTGCCCGGAACCGTAGTACGTCTCGAACATCACGGTGAAGATGACCGCCCCGCCAGGCAGGACAGCCTTGTAGAGGTCGCTGCTGTAGGGGACGGTCACCTTCTACACCTCCGGGTCGGGCGGCAACAGCTCCCGCGGCGTGGCGAGCTCCACCAACTGCGCCTTCGTCATGCCGGCAGCGTCCTCCGCCGTGCAGGCGCCGAGCGCGACGGCGTAGTCCTGCCACTCAGTCTTGTTCGCCGCCGCCTTCGGGCGCGCCGGGGCCTCCGGCATGTCACCCTCGGCGTGCGACTGCTGCGCGGCCCCCTCGACGTCCGGCTCGCCCCACGAGCTGCCGTCCTCGCTGACCTGCTGCAGGTCGCCGTTCTGCCACTGCTGCTCGATGGACTCGTGCAGCGGCAGCGTCATGCCGATGACATGACCGGCGGGAGTCATGAAGTGGATCCAGTCAGCCATCGCGACCGCCTCAGACAGCGACGGTCGGCAGCTGGTAGACCCACACCGACATGGAGGTGGACGCGGACCAGTCGAGCCACAGGTCGCCGCCGTTGACGTGGTTCGGCTGCACGAAACGGTCCGTGGTGAACGGGCCGATGACCTGCGTGGAGGCATTCGCGACGGTCACGGTCAGGTCCCCGAGGGTGCCCTGCGTGAAAACCGTGTTGGACGCCGAGGGGATGCCGCTGTTCGCCGCACCGGACGGCGTGCCGGTGTAGCCGGACCCGCGGATGATGATGTTGTGCGAGACCGTGTCGGCGTTGGTGACCACGAGGACCACCTGGAACGGGCCGAACGTGGCCGGGCTACCGGCCGAGTTGAACGCGACGACGTTCCCGTTCGTGGCGTCCACGGTGCCGCTGGCGCCCTGGGCGACACCGGAGTCGTAGGCCAGCTGGACGGGAGTGAGCGCGGTACGTGCTGCCATGGGGAGGAGTTCTCCTGCCTTGAAGCGGGGCAGGAGAAGGCTCCCGCCCCTTAGGTGGTGAGGTGCGGCCAGATCTCGCCGCGCTTGATCTTGGAGATGGTGTTCGGGTGAACACCGAACTGTTCGGCCAGATCCTTGTTCCGCGCGCCAGTTGCGAGCAGGCGCTTGATCGTCGTGACTTGGCTCTCGGTGAGTTTGGCCTTCGGGTTGCCGGCGCCGCGCGACTGCTGCGAGATCTGCTCACGCCGCGCTGCCGAGACAGCCCTACCCCGGTTCTCGCGGCCTACCGCAGCAATCCGAGCGCGCTGCTCGTCAGTCACCTGGCGCTTCACCCAACCGCTCTGACGAACCGCCTTCATCGCAGCCGCCAACTCGGGCGTCACGACGTGCATCCAGATCTGGCCACGCCGGATCTGGTACACCGCGCTCTCCGAGACACCCACCTCAGCGGCCAACTCGGCAGGATGCGTACCAGCAAGCAGCCGATCGCAAATCACACGGACCGTCGCCTCGTCCAGCTTGCTGGACGGGTTGCGGTCACCCTGAACGCGGCGGCTTTTCCCGACCAGGTTGTTCGGGTTGAGGCAGGCAGCTTTTGCCGCGTTGCTCATCTTGCGCCGGGCTTCCGACGTGTGAACGAGGCCCCGAGCGGGACTCCGTATGTCAGAGGCCAGGTTGAAGACGGCGCGGCCCGCAGCCTTCGCTGCATCAAGGTGGCGCTGCTCTGTGGAGATCAGCAGAGCCGGATCGGGCACCTCTTCCAGCAGAGCGAACGTGAAGCCCGCTTCGCCGTGCTCGTCCCAACTGCCTTGGAGGAGGCGGTTGTGGTGCACCCTCCGACGCAGGCGGGCTTTGTGCGCCTTCCATCGTCGTCGCACGTTGTCCGACGAGCCGATGTAGATGCAGCCTTCAGGGCCGGTGATCTGGTAGATGCCGCCGGTCTCCGGTGCCCGCATGAGCGCGAGCGGGTCACCGTGGCGGTACCACCGTTGGTAATGCGTTCGGCACCAGCCGCGCGCTTCGGCAGGCTCCGGGCAGCGGTCGATCTCACAGAGAATGTCCACCCTCTGATAATACCGCGTTCTGTAAAACCATGAATGCATTCCATGAACACATTCACTGGCACGGAACGTCCACTGCAGCAAGGCCAGCTAGAAACTGGCCACGCGGCCAAAATCGCAGGTCAGATGCCGGCAGGGCGCTGGACGTAGGCGACAGCGGCGCAGTCCGGACGGACCATCTTGGCCCCGTAGACGTGCAGACCACGCACCCCATCTGCGATCGTAGTCTGAAGCCTGAGTGCTTCCGTCTCGGTGATCTGCTCGCCGTAGGTGATGCCCATCGGGTGGCCCGCCTGGATCGCCCACACGCCAGTCCCGGCGCCGCCGGCGACGGGCTGCGGGACGTTGTTCGACTTCAGGACGTTGAAGCCGGACACCTGGCCCATGAAGCCACGCTGGAACGTCTCCGACGGCTGGCCCTGCATGTCCGTGACGGACACGAACGCCTGGGTCTGGGACAGCAGGGACTCGGCCCACGGCGGCACGACGATGTACCGGTCCTCGTCGGGGACGTTGTTCTGGTCGAGGATGACCTTCAGCGGCTCGGTGACCTGCGTGTAGAAGTCGGCCGGGTGCCAGGTGCTGGCGCCGCCGATGCTGTACGGCAGCGGGGTCAGCGGGGAGCCGGTCGAGCCGATGGTGTTGCCGGTCGCGACCTGGGTGTACTTCGAGGCGATGAACTGGTCCGCGGCGTCCGCGAGCCGGTACGCGGCACGGCCTTCGAGGTAGGCCTGCATGTCGCCGGCGGCCTGACGGCGGTCGACGTCGTCGATCGCGAAGCTGAACGTCTTGGCCTGGTCGATGAGGAGCGACAGGCCGGCGTCGGACAGCTGCTCGTAGGTGATGGTGCTGCCCGGCGTGTAGTTGGAGATCGTCGGGTCCGAGAACTGGGTGATCCGGACGGTGTTGCCCGGGCCGCTGATCTCGCCCTCGTAGTCGTTGTTGACGACCATCGGGGAGCCGTAGACGAGCTTCTTCTGGAGCGCGGCCAGGATGACCTTGCTCCAGATCTGCGGGATAAAGTTGACAAACGACACGTCTGTCCCTTTCTGCGCATGGAAAAGCCCCGACGGATTCGCCGGGGCGTTGCGTCACAAGCGCACGGGGACTTCCGTGCGCGACTGGGTCAGCGGGACTTCTTCCTGGGCGCGTAGCCGAGGTCGAGGAGAAGACCCGCGTCCTGGGCGGCGACGACCTCCGATGCGCTCGCGCGCTGGATGTCGTCGAGGGTCCACTGCCGGTTTCCGCCGGGAGCACTGTTGAACTCGGGGCCGGAACGCGCCGGGATCGGCTGCCTCGGCGGGGCGGGCTCGGCGGCGGGGGACTTGAACTGGGAGCCCGACGCGACAGCGGTCTTGATGGCGTCGCCGAGCTTGTCGGCGAAGTCCTCGGCGCCCGGGTCGAGGCCCTGGACCGCGTTCATGAACGAGCGGGAGTCCAGGAGCGCGTCGCCGTTGCCGCCGTGCTTGGCCGCGTTGCGGAGAACCGCAAGCTCGACCTGCTGTGCGCGCAGGGCGCCATCGCGCTGCGCGAGGTCGGCGCTGGCCTGCTCCTTGGCGGCCTGCAGGTCGGCGGCGAGCTTGGCCGGGTCCGGCGGTGCCTCGTCGGATGCGAAACCGAGGGCAACGGCGAGGGCCTTGTCGCGCTTGGCGCGGTCGGCCTTGTCCGCGTCGAGCGCGGCCTGCATGTCCGTGAGGCGCTTCTCGGCTTCCTGGCGCTTGGTGCGCTCGGCCTTGAAGTCTTCGCGGATCGCGGAGATGACTCGGTCGGTCTTGCCCGCGTCGGCGCTCGGTTCGCCTGCCGTGCTGGCGGCCTCGCTTGTTGCTGCCGTCCCAGCCGGAGCGGGTTCGCCTGCGGGGGGCACGGCGGGAGTTGCAGGCTGGCCCGTGTCTCCTGCGGCGGGTGCGCTGCCGGTGCCGGCGTCTGCGCCGTCCTCTCCGGAGCCTCCCGCGATGGGATAGATGGGCTGGCCGTTCTTGCGGTAGCCGAGCACCACGCCAGGCGGCGTCGACAGGGTTCGGTGCTGCATTGCTGCCCTCCGGGGGCGTCGTGGCCCGCACCGGGCGGGTCGCGTTGGGGTGTTGGCGGCTGGACCGGCCGGCCGCCGAACCCGCCCACGAGGGGGCGGGTGGTCTGTGAGGGTCGTGCCGTTGGCCCATGAGCGATGTGCAGCAGGTGGACTGGGCGGCGTTCCGCGTCGCCAACGAGGGCCAGTACGGAGGTGGCTCCGAGCTGGGGCACCACCGGGAGCACTGCGACTGGCACACGGGCATCGACGGCCTGAACCCGCTGGATATCAGCGAGCTGGCGGCCGCGCATGCCCCGGTGTGCACTGGCATGCCGCTCCCGCGCGAGACGCCCGCGCCACAGACGGCGACTGGCACGCTGCTCGCCGCCGTCTGGGCAGAGCAGATCCTCGGCCACCTGAGGCGGACTCAGCCCTGAACGCCGCGGTCAGCGAGCGTGGAACGGGTGCTGCCGTCGCCTGGCCGAGGCGTTCGTCATCACCACGCCAGAGCGCTGGCGGTGCTGATCGGCTGCCGTCTGGGCGGCGCGCAGATCACGGCGCGCCTTCGCACGCGTTGCCGGAGTGGCCGCGGTGGCGGTTCGGCGGTGCGCGGCACGCACCCGGCGCTCCAAGGCCCGCTGGCGCTGCGACGCCGCGTAGGCAGCTGCCGCACGCTCGACATCGACCGGGTTAGTGACCTCGGCTGCGATGTCCGCGCCGATGGGCGCCCAGGAACACCGACAGTTCGGGTGCCGGAACCCGGCCGCCCTCGCGTCAGCGAGCGTCGGGTAGTCCGGCGTAGCGCCAGCGAGTGACAGGGTGCGGCCCAGCCACGGCAGACACCTGGGGCACGAGCCCTCGGTGCTGTGCGTGCCGACCAGCACGAGGTCGATGCCGGCCCGGATGAGTGCAGCGGCCTGGTGCTCGTCCCACGCGTTGGACACGGCCGTGCGGGTGGCCATCTCCACGTAGGAGACAAGGTCCCAGCGGCGCCCGGCCTTGTCGACGAACCCGGTCAGGCCTCGGGCCGCGAGGTCGTCGAGGGCCTTCTGCGCTGCCTGCACCCGCGAGAGGGACAGCGACGTCGCGGGGAGCCCGCCGCGGGACGACGCGATCGCCTGGCCGACGGCCGCACGGAACGGTGAGACAGCGACGACCGGAGCAGCCACCCCCGTACTTGGCGGGATGGCAGCTGCGGTGACCGCGGCCGTCAGCGCGTCCTCGGCCGCCGCGGAGGCTGTCTGCACGGCAGCCTCCAGTGACGGACCCGGCGCTTCCCAGGCGGGACCGTAGGTGGCGGCGGCACGCTGCATGGCGGCGCCGAACACGGCGCTGCTCGTCTGCGACAGTCGGCGGCCAGCGACCGCGGGAAGAAGGCCGCCCGCGGCGACGCGCTTGGCCAGCGTGGCGATCGTCGCGAGCACGACGAGCTCGGCCTGGGCGAAGACGGCCGCGACCGTGGCGGCTACCTGCTGGGCGTAGTCCTCCCGACGATCACCGGGCGTCGACGGCTGCGGTGTGGCCATCGGTCACGACCCGGCGCCGCCCTGCGGCTCCGGCTCCGCGGTGGCGTCCGTGTTCTGGCCCGGCTCGACGAGGCGCGCCCGCTCCCGCATCGTGCCGCCGCCCTCGGTCGCGCCGCCCTTGCGCGGCGGAGGCTGCGAGCCGGGGGTCTTGTGCGGGCGCCCGGCCCGCGGCATCGACTTGGCCATCAGGAACTCCTCAGTACTGGTTCATGAACGGCGTGAAGCCGGTCGGGCTGCCGACGACCACCGGGAGGCTGGTGTCAGCGGGCACCGAGGCCTGCCGCTCGGCAGGCGGGTCCGGGTTCACGCCGACGGTCTGCGTGACCTGCGCCGGCTGGTGCGGCGTGAATGCCGGGGTGGGCTTGATCTGCGCGGAGGGCACACGCGACTGGACGTGCTTGCCCCTGGGCGGCTCTGGCGCGGCGGGGGCGTTCACATGCAGGCCGGGTCGATGTCGGTCGCGGCGGTGCCGCGCAGCGCCGGGGGCCCATCGGGGGTGGCCACCGGGTCGCAGCCGTTCTCCCACATGCTGGGCCCGGTGACGGCGTGCGTCGGAGTGCGCGCGGTGCTGGCTGCCAACTGCGCGGGCTTGGTGGCGTCCGGTGCGCCGGCGGTGCGACGCTGAGCGTTCTGCGGGGTGCCGGCCATCGCTACTTGCCCTTCCTCGGCGTGCGCTTCTTCCCGTCCACGGCGATGGAGGGGTACTTCTCGCGGACCGCGGCCTTGACCTTCGCCTGCTCGTTGGGAGTGCCGTCTTGGGCGACGCGGGCGAGCGCGTTGCGGGCGCGGCCGGGGGTGTCGATCGGGTACTGGCCCTTCGCACCGGGGACGTCCGGATCCTTGCCGGGCAGCGCGAACTGCGACTTGGGCATCGCGCGCCGCTTGGCAGCGGTGAGCTTCGGGGACTTCTCAGCCACGGCGGTGTCCTCTCACTGGGCTTCGTCCTGGGACTCGTACATGTCGGAGACGTCCGCAAGGGCCTCGGCCTGCTGGGCGACGTCGGTTGCGCCGATCGCGTCCGGGATCTCTTCCAGCGCCTCGGCCACGGACTGGCCGGGCTGGCCGCCGATTGCGACCTTCGCGCGGGAGAGGATGTCGATGTCCATCTCCTGGTAGATCCGCTGGACCTCGTTGGCGACGTCCTGCGGGGTCCAGTCCGGGTGGACCGTGGCGACCGCGGTTTCGATGGACGCGGCCTCGGCGCCGCGGAGCGCGGCCACGGTCTGTGCGAGCTCCAGCTGGTCTGGGAGGACCGCGTCGGGGAACTCGACGTCGGGGCGGACCGGGGTGATGTCCTCGCCGAACACCGAGTTGGAGATCGCCATGAGGCCGTAGATGATGTCGGCGAGAGCAGGCCGCCAATAGTTGATCTTCTTGCCGCGGGTCGTCAGCGACTTCCGCTCCCGCGCAACGACCTCCGTCGCGGTCTGCGCGATGTCACCCGAGAGACCCATCGTCTGACCCGAGTAGCCGGCCTGCGTGACGATCGTCTCGATGATGCTCTGGCAGGTCTGCTGATGCTCCTGCCAGCGGATGTTGAACTGCTGCGGCATGATCTGGTCGCCGATCGAGCCTTCACCAGAGATCAGGCCTCCGACCGGGACGAACACCTCGCGCTCCGGCTCGAAAACCGCGCCTTTGCCACGGCCGATGTTGTCCAGGTAGGAGTGCGGTACCAGCAGCCTTGCCTTGCCGAGGCGGATGTCCCGCATCCACGACGAGAACGCCTCGTCGAGACCGTCCATCAGCCCTTCGAGGCCGGAGAAGTCACTGCGGCCGAGCGGCGCCGCCTGCGGGCCGAGGTCCCGCCAGATGCGGTTCGGCCGCATGTTGGGGATGTACACGACCGTGGAGGCGTCGAACGGCGCGTCGGGGAACTCGATCGCGTTGCCCGACGACATGCCCTGCGCGTACGGGGCGGTCTCGGGGAAGTCCGTGAGCGCCATCGGCTGGCCGAGCTTCTGCTGGTCGCCCTTGTACACGCCGTGCAGGATGACGTTCTGGCTGGGGATGTGCTTCTCCAGGTGCCGGACAACGTCCTTGCCCTCGTCGCGGATCACCGTCCAGAACGTCACCGCCACCAGCCGGTTGTGCCGGAACTCCGGCACCGCACAGTCCGGCGGCACGATGTCGATCCACGGCCTGTCCGCGATGTCGGTGTCCCACACGACCCGCAGGAAGACCCCGCCGAGTGCTGCTGCGCACTCCGCCGCCTCGAGCAGCGTCGAGTGCATGCCGTCGTCGAGCAGGTCGGACAGGTAGTCCTGGGTGCCCGAGTTCTGCTCGAACTTGAGCGTCGGAGGCTGTGCGAACAGCAGGCTCGCCGACGTCGCGGCGAGGTCGCCGGCGATCGGCACGTGGTAGTTCGTGCGCTTCTCTCCTGGAGGGGTGGGGTTCCCCCAAAAGAACCGCCGGATCGACCCGAGCAGGCCGCCGCGGAACTGGCCCGGGCGCGGGGCAGTGACACCGGCCTCGCCGGTCGTGGCGAAGTACTGGCGACCCAGCGGACTGTTGGCGCCGATGGCGTAGTAGGCGCGCATCAGCTCGTCCGGGCTGCCGGACCACCATGCGGACCAGATGCGCTGGTCGTAGTTCACCGGGTTGAACCGGACCGGCGGCCACGGCTGGTTCGAGGTCGGCAGCGCGTTCTGGGCGCGGGCGTCCGTGACGGGCATGCCCTGCAGCAGCGGCATCGACGGAAGCGGCACGGTCATCACTGCACCGCCTCTCCTGATTGGGGTTAGGCGGCGGTGGCGAGTTGGATCTCGTGCTGCCACATGCTTCGCGTGGTCATCACGGCATAGCGGAGTGCGTCCACGCCGTGGTCGGCGACCTTGATGGGCTTGTCCTCGCCCTTCGCGGCGGCCTGGTCATCCCAGCTGTATCCAGGCACTTCTGCGATGAGCTGCGGACAGTCCCGGCTGACCTTCAGTCGGTTCGCCGCGAAAAGGCTCGACACCGTCCGGATACCGTCGAGGACGGCATTGTTCCCGGCCACCGGGTTCAGGCCCTCGCGGTGCAGCTGCGTGCGCAGCGACGCCGCCGACGGGTCCACGACGATGTAGTGCGGCTGAACGCCGCGCAGCCAGCTGCCATCCGCACGCCGGGACGCCGGCACGGGTACCTCCTGCAGCCAGGTGCGGATCCGCTGCGTGTACTCCGAGTCGGTCATCTGCCGGCGGGACTGCCGTGAGTCGTAGCGCCACTCGGAGACGGCGTACAGGCACGAGTCGGTGCCGATACCGAGAAGTACGCAGTGCAGCGGGTTGGTGGTGCCGTAGTCGATCGCGGCGCACAGCCACGACCGGATGGGCGGCAGGATGTCGGCGACGTGCAGGTCGGGGTCCCACATGTCGAAGATCGCGCCCTCGGCTGCGCACCACTCGCCGAGGATGAACCGGCGGTACCACAGGCCCACGTACTCGGCTTTCAGGGCCTCGACGTAGGCGGGCGCCAGGGACGGGTTGTCGTCGAGGGTGAACTGCCATGCCCCGAGGTCAAGCTCGCCTTCGCGGAGCAGGAAGTTGCGGCGCAGCCAGTGCGCCGGCGAGTCGGGGTTAGTGGTTCCGATCAGCCGGGCGCCGGGCACGGAGAGACGCGCGAGGAGCTGGTTGAAGAACCCCTCGGGCAGGAGCGTGATCTCGTCTGCCATGGCGAGGCACACGGTGGCGCCTCGAATACGGCCTTCGGCGCGAGCGTCGGAGGCGCCGATCAGGTGCACGGTGCGGCCGAGGATCACCGCGGTGGTTGCGCCGCGCGTGTGGTGGACGTGCTTGGCGAGTGGTCCGAACAATGCTGGGTCCTGCATGGGTTCGAGGATGTTCCGCTCGATGGTTTGCAGGGACCGTCCGACGATCACGATCAGCCCTGAGGACGGGGCCGCGGCGAGTGCGATGAGGAACGCCACCAGCGAGGCGATGGTCTTTCCGGAGCGTACCGCGCCGCTCCAGATTGACAGGCGATGCCGTTCGGACTGCGCGATGGACCGAAGCTGCTTGTCGGAGAGCGGAAGGTTGTTGAGGTTCACCGGTCCGCTCCCTGCTGTCAGCCGTCGGTGTCCGCTCCCTCCGGCCCCGAGGTGTTCGCGTACTGGCGGATGCCTTCTGCGAGGGCGCCGAGCATGCTCTTGGCGTCGACGTCGCTGTCGGTGGAGTCGTACTGCTCGAGGCGGACGCTCTTGTCGATCGCGATGCCGATCGCCGCGTACGCTGCGCGGACGTCCTGGAGGGGTGGCAGGTCGAGGGTGAGCCGGCTTGGTCCGGTCGCCCGGCTTTCGACGACTACCTCGTAGGCCGACCAGGCCCGGTCGCGTAGCCGCTCGGCGTCGTCAAGGAGTGCGGCCTTGAGTGCTTCGCGTCGTGCCCGGCAGTCGATGGCGTGGGCGCGTGTGGCTGCTTCGGTGCGGGTGCGGTCGAATGCGTCGGTGAGGCCGGCGTCTTTCGCGATGACGCTTACGGTGGACTTGGCGACGGCGTTGTCCTTGGCGATCTGGTTGAGGGACTTGCCGCCGGCTTTGATGTCGCGGAGGACCGCGGCGCGTCTTTCGGGGTCGATGGGCGGCACGCGGTCCCCCTCTCAGCCGCTGCGTGGTACGGAGGTGATGAACCGGCTGGGTGTGGCCGACAGCCAGCTGCGGAAGGCAGCGGCCGAGTTCGGCAGCGACTCCAGCAAGTAGTTGTGCCCGGCGCCGTTGTTGAACTCGAAGTACAGCGCGGCCCGGGCGATCGGGTTGGCGTCCATCCAGCCGGTCAGGTTAGACATCCAAGTGGGGCTGTCGCCGGTGGCGCCGTCGCTCAACGCCCATTCGCACAGCATCAGCGGCTTGTTGTGGGTGGTCGCGAACGCGGCCCAGTTGTTCATGCCGTAGCCCTGGCCGGTCTGCATGTACGTCCAGTCCGCTGCCCCGCCGTAGGCGTCCATGCCGATCCAGTCGACGTAGGCATCGCCCGGGTAGAAGTCGGTCGGGAGGTATGGGCTGGTGCCGGCAGGGTTGCCCTGGATCCAAAGGTGCGGGCACCAGACGAAGGACACGTTCGGGGCGATGCTGGCGAAGATCGACCGGTAGTGCTGCCATGCTGCGACGTAGTCCGTCGGCGCGCAACCCGCGCGGACGTTGTTACTCCCGTCGTAGGGCGACCAGTTGTACCACCAGCCGTTCATCTCCCACGGCGGCCTGACGAAGATCGGCCAGCCCCAGTTCGCGGCGTCGGTCGCGCACTGGACGATGTACGCGTCATCGACGCCGGCCGCGATGGACGCCTGCGTGCCCTGCGAGCCGGGGAAGTTCCACGTGACCATGGCCTGGCCGCTTTGGCTGCCGATCTGCAGGAGCGTCGTCCACCAGCTCCCCATGGCCGGGGTGAACTGGTTGTAGACGCCCACGCTCGACAAGCCGGCCGCGGTCAGCCAGCCACCGAGCCCAACAACCGGATCCAGCGCCTGCGAGCCGATGAGCATCTTGCCCGACGCCGGCACCTTCGGGGCAACGCGCGGGATGGCATGCGGGACGGGGAGCTGCGGAACGGGATACCCGTAGGCGGTCACTGCGGAGTGAACTGCACCGCGGGCAGCATCGAGTTCTCGTTGCTCGTCGGTGCGGCCAGGCTAGCGGGCAGTGCGCCGGTGATGCCCGCGTACTGGTAGCCCATCAACGGGGGGAACTGCACGAAGCTGCTCCAGCCGATGAACGGCGCGGACCGGGCGTAGCCCTGCAGGACCGGTGCCGTGGTGTTGGTTCCCTGCCATGCGGCGCACAGCCAGATCCGGTCGGGGCCCGCGGCCTGCGAGATGGTAGCCGTCTTGATGCCGGTGCTGTCACCGGCGACGGTGCCGCCGTCGATCAGCAGGTTGCCTATGCCTCCTGCACCGTCTGAGCTGTAGATGCCGAGGCGGATGGTGCTGCCTGCGGTGCCGGCCGTGGTCACGTTGCAGGCCAGCTTGGTGATGGTGATGGCCCGCTGAAGGTCGAACGGGAAGATCCACAGCAGCTGGTAGGTCATGGTGCGCGAGCCACCCTGACCGTCCGACGGGTAGTAGTAGGTCGACTTGAGGGGCACGCCCATCGGGGACCAGCTTGCGGCGGTGGTGCCGGAAGCGAAGGGGACGTACCCGGCGGCGGGGGTGCCGGTGACGCTGACACCGTTGACCTTGAGCACGGAGGGGGAGGCGGCGGTGCCGCCGAGGTCACCCGCGAGCTGAACGATGCCTTGGGCGCCGGTGGTTGCTCCGGCGATCATCGGGTGGACGTGTCCGGCGTCGGCGATCTGGCCGGTGCTGCCGGCTGCCTGGGTGCCGAGGGGCTGGATGTCGGTGTTGGTGACGTCGATGTTCGACGTCGATGCGGTGCCGAGGCCGAGCGCGGTCCGGGCGGACGGGGCGCTGGTGGCGCCGGTGCCGCCCTGGTTGATGGGCAGCGCGCTGGCCAGGGTGACGCCGCCGTTGAGCGCGACCGCGGCGGAGAACGTGTTGGTGCCGGTCCAGGTGTTGTTGCTGCCGAGCGCTCCGAACTGGCTGACGGGGCCGGACGGGGAGACCGGGGAGATGGTGGACAGGTCGACGGGGGTGACGGCCTGCGGGAGTTGGATGCTGTAGGTGCGGCCGACCTGCGCGGTCGCGGGGCCGAGTTTCTCGCTGACGGTGTAGGTCCAGCCGGTGGGGGTGACCCCGGTCGCGTCCGTGGCCAGGAGGGAGACGGAGAACGAGCCGGTGCCGTCGAGGGTGGCGGTGACGGGCTGCGGCTGGATGATGATTGTGGACGAGGACGACTGCAGAGTCGTGGCCGGCGTGAACGTCACCGTGCCGGTCTCGGGGCCGCCGGTCGGGGTCTGGTAGCGGCCGGTCAGAGTGACCATGGACAGTGTCATTGGGCTCCTCCTGGGTGGCCGCTATGTAGTTGTGGGGATGGTGGACCGTCAGGCCGCGGCGGGCGGCTCGGGCGCCGGGCTGGCCGGCTGGGTGAGGGCGTGGACGTCGGCGGCCGCCTCGTGCTCGAGGTTGGTGGCGTCCTGCTCGGCCTCGGCGACGACGGGCTTGGCGTCGGCGGCGACCTGGGCGGCGTCGCTCTCGGCGTCGTACGCGAGCTGGGCCTCGTCGCCGTGAACCTTCTCGACCAGGGCGTGGAACTCGGTGCTGAACTTGGCCCAGAAGGCCTTGAGTTCGTCGAGGGGCTTGGACATGCTGCTTCTCCTGAGGGTTGGTCAGTCGGGGATGAACTTGGCCGGCCGGGTGGGTCGGCACGCGGCGCCGAGGTGCCACCAGCGGCGGATGCCGAGGTAGGCGGGCTGTCCGCAGCGTGAGCAGTGGCCGGGGATCGGGTCCCACTCGTCGGGCTCGGTGAAGGGGGCGTCGAGGGCACGCCACTCGTCGTTCTCAGCGCTCAAGACGTGCCGATCGCTCGTAGGTGAGGGTGGGGGTCCGCTGGCCGGCGTCAGCTCTCGTCCGGCCGGACAGCCAGCAGACCCCCGTTTGGGCCCTGCGTCGCACCCTCGGACAACGCGGGCCGTCCCGCCCGATGCCCGCGGGGGAGTGCGGGCCGGCGGGAGTATCAGGCGGCGATCCGGCCGCGCGGCTGGACGGGCATCGCGGGGGCCGGGCCGGGGTGGACGTTGCCGTCGTCGTCCTGCCACGCGGAGTGGAGTTCGAGGAGGTCGTAGCGGACTCGACCGCGGCCCTGCCCGTATCGGCTGATGCGGCCCTCGTGCGCCCAGCGGCGGATCGTGGTCGCCGGTCGGCCGGTGTAGGCGACGGCGAGGTCTTCGGGGACGAGTCGAGGCATGGTCACCCCCGGGCATGCGAAAGGGGCCACCCGGTGTGGGCGGCCCCTTCGACAGAAGTTCCAGTTGATCAGAAGATAAGTTCAGTCGGGCTATTCGTCAACTTGAGGTGCGATCTTCCGTCCGGCGTTCCAGGCGACGACGTCCAGCAGGCGCAGCGGAGACACTCCGGCCGGCGCGATCGCGGCGAGCTGCTTCCACGGCTCGGGCTGGCTGGCCAGGTCGGCGACCATGTAGGTGGCGATCTCGCCGATGAACACCGAGTCCAGTCGGCCAGTCTGGTTGCGCATCGGGAAACGCTTGGCTCGGCCGACGTAGCACGCGCGGACGTAGGAGTCGTACACCGGGAAGAACAGCGGGCGCTTTCGGTGCAGCACCTTTGCGAGCATGGTCAGCTTGATGCCGGGCGCGCCGTGCGGGTCGATCGGCTGTACCAGGCAGGCGAGGAGCTCGCGGTGGATGTCGGCCTCGACGGCGGTCTGGAGGGTGAGGTCGAGCGGTATGGCTGCGAGGCCCTGCACCAAGTGAGCCTTGAGCTTGAGAAGGGTGCGGTAGCCGACCAGTTTCGGGTTGGCGTTCAGCAGGACGGGCGCGAGGAAGTCGCCTCCGTTGAGGCCATCCTGTTCGGCTCCGCCGTCGTAGCGGTCGTAGAACGGGTAGGCGTAGGGGCTCTTCGAGGTGAGGTTGGCTTCCTCGTCGAAGTAGGCGGCCGTCCATCGGGCCGCGGTTTCGAGGGGGACGGTCATGCCGCCGACGCGGATGGTCACGGGCTTCTCCAGTCGCCGTGGACGATGTCGTGGTGCTGCTCGCCGTCGTGCGGCTCGTTGTTGCAGATGAGGCGGAGCGGCGTGGTGCCGATGGCGGTCCAGCCGGCGGCAGGGCAGTCGGGTTCGCTGCTGGTGGCTGGGATGGTGACGATGGCCCGGTCCTGGCGCTGCGGGTTGTAGATGTGGGTGGTGGCCACCTCGGGGTGTTCCCGGTAGAGGGCGTTCTCCAGCAGGTCGCGGACCTTGTCGATGGCCTTGTAGATCTCGGTCAGCTTGCGCGCCGGCTGGGCTTCGATCCCGGACCGGGGGTAGGCGTTTTCCAGTTGGACGGCTCGGTGCTGGAGTTCGTCCCGGATTCCGGCGAGGGTGCGTCCGAGCTCCGCGTGCTCGTCGACGGTGAGGCGTGGCTTGACCATGCGGCTCATCTTGGTGGAGCCGGGCTGTAGGTGGGGGCGCGACACGACGGCGCGGTGCCGCCACAAGTCCCCCGGTGCGAGGAGTCGAGTGTGGGGCACCGCGCCGCTGCGTGATGGTCGTTCAGCCGACCAGGTCGGTCAGTTGGACGAGTGGGACCTCCAGCCGGACGCCGAACTGGAGCTGCTGGTGGAACTGGACGACGAGCTGGCCCCGGTGTTGCTGTTGTTGATCGTGACGCTGACCCTGGGGCTGCTGCCCTTCAGGAGCCACAGGCCGGCTGCTGCCGCGCCGACGCCGATCCCGATCGCCTCCCCTGCGTGGGCGGCCTGGCCGAGTTCGGTCGCGAAGTGGCCCACGGTGGCGGCGACTCCCGCGATGGTTCCACCGGAGGCGAGGATGCGAGCCGGCCACGGGTCGCGGGGCTGTTGCTGGACGATGACCTGCTGAGGCTGGGGGGCCGGCACGGTCGGTGGGGTGGGCGCGGGCTGGGGCGGCGGGGTGTCGGAGACGTACACGGGGATCGGCTTTCCGCTCTCCACGGACACGGCGTAGCCGACGCCGGTGACCCGGCCGGCCTGGATGTCGTCGGTGGTGGCAAAGGCTTCCTGGTGTGCGGACTGCTGGGGGATGAGGTTGGTGGTGGTCATGGCTGCTCTCCGGGGGTGTCGGTGCGGTGTTTGATGTGGGCGTACGTGCCGCGCATGGGCTTGTAGACCTGGGGTTCGGCCTTGAGCCAGTCGGTGATGGCCGCGCGGGACGGGGGTGGCACGTCCGGCTGCAGGGTGGTGAAGGCTTCCCGGATGGCTTCCGGGCCGATGCCGCCGGGTCCGGCTTTGGCGACGATGCTGAACACGGTCGGCCAGCGGGCGTCGTCTGCGATGCCGGGGGTGGGTGTGGGGTCGTCGTTGGGCTGTGGGGCGGGCTGGGGCGCGGTGTCGGCGGGGGGCTTCCACAGGGCGCCACCTTCGCCGAGGACCTCGAGGAACTTCCGGTTCAGCTCGTCGTCCTGGCTGGAGGCTTCGTCCATGGCCTGGTGGATCTTGCCGAGGAGCTGGTCGGTGTCGTTGATGGCGTCGTTGACGGTGGTGTCGATGTTCGGTGCCGGTGTCGGGCTGTCCCAGTCGGAGGTGACGGACCGGCGGGTCTCGCCGCTGCTGTCGGAGGTGGTGGCGGCCGCGGGTGCGGCGGGGGCCGGGGTGGCGGCGAGGCCGAAGAGGTGGTCGGTTCCTTCCCAGCGGTCGGTGTAGGCGTCGCCGGCCGCCTGGCGGGACAGGTCGTCGAGTTCGGGCTGGAAGTCGCTGCACGCGGCGACGATGTCGCCGATCTGGGCGGGCTTGAGCCGGTAGACCTTGAACGGGCGCGCCGGCGCGGAGCCGACCTTGAGGAGGCCGGAGCCCGGGTAAGGGGCGTCCTCGGGGGTGGCCTTGTCCTCCCAACCGAACAGGTAGGCAAGTTCGGCCTGGTCGGTGACGCGCAGGCCGATGCGGATGAAGGACTGCTTGAGGAGCTGGGGCTCGCTGAGGACGTCCTGGGTGGCGCGCAGGCCGGCGAGGTCGCCGTTGAGGCCGGCGGCGCGCGCGATCTCGACCAGCTGGACGAGGTTCGCGGCGACCTGGCGCAGGAGCGGGTCGCGCTGCGCCTTGGGGCTGAACAGCTCGGCGATCTCATCGCAGCGGATCCGGATGCCGGGCAGGGTGGCGCTCAGGGGGGTCTTGTCGTCGTTGGCCTCGATCTCGAGGTGCTTGTATCCGGTCTTGCGTGCCTTGGCGATGGCGACGGCGGACTCGGACATGAGCAGGGCCTTCTCGGGGGTGTCGGCGACCCAGTCGATCGGGGGCCGGCCGGGGCGCCCGGCCTTCTGCCAGGCGTGGAGCCAGGCAAGGGCGAGGCCGCCGCCATTGAGGTCGATGACCCAGTCGAGGTTGTCGACCATGCGCACGCCCGCGGCGATGCCGACGTTCATCTCGTTCGTCTTACCGCTTCCGCGCTGGCCGACGCGCAGGGTGGTGGCCTCACGCAGGTCGAGCTCGGCGGTCGTGCCGTCCGGGTAGACGCCGACGGGGACCGGCTCGTTGATACTGAGCGGGCTGTAGTCCTCGGGGTAGTCGACGTCCTCGATGAGGTGGTTGACGGTGGTGACCTCGACGAGGAACGCGCCGCGGTGGGCGCCGGGGCCGACCTGGACGCCGCAGCCTTCGGGGAGTTTGGCGTCGGCGGCCAGGCGTTCGCTGTCGGCGGCGATCTGACGCCACGTGGTGCCGCCGGCGGGCGGCTCGCACTCGAGGGTGTAGCCGCTGCCGGTGGGCCAGTGCTCAATGGCGACGATGCGCACGTCGTCGATGTGGCAGACGCGGGCGAAGCGGGCCTGCCATTCGGCGGCGAGCTTGTTGGTCCTCTCGTTGGCGGCCAGTCGGCGTTCGGCAGCGAGGGCCTCGGCGGCCTTCTGGTCGGCGCGGCGGCCCGCGCGGGTCTCGCCGATCCAGGCCATGCCGAGGCCGGCGGTTCCGGCGCCGAGTGCGCCCAGGCTGTTTGCGGACCAGGGGGTGGTGGCCAGCGCCCAGGAGCACCAGGCGCCTGCGCCGATCCAGGTGGCGGCGCGCAGGGCCAGGCTCGCGCGGGTGACGTGGTGGCGGATGCCGGCGATGTGGTGGCCGATCAGTCCGGTGCCGGCTCCGACGGCTGCCCATGCGGGGGGCATGTGGGCGGCGTGTCCGGCCCAGGAGGCGGCGAGGGCTGCTCCGGCGGTGTTGAGGGGGCCGGTGAGCGGACCGTGTCCGGCGTCCCAGTCGACCTTCATGACGGGTGTGTTCCTTGTCTGTGGGTGTCGGGTGGTGGGCTGGTGGTGGGTCAGAGGTTGGTGCTGACGTCCCACATGCGCTCGCCGGCGGCGCCCTTGCGGGGGTTGCGCAGGCGCTGGAGGTCGACCTGGTGGAGCTGCTCGAAGGCGGCGGGCAGTTCGGAGGCGAGCTGGGCGGCCTTCATCTGCAGCTGGTAGATGCCGCGCATCATCTCGATGATGCGGGGGTCGAGCGGCTGCTTCGCGTCGGCCTTGTCGGTGCTGATCTTCATGGACTGGGCGACCAGTTCGAGGGACTCCTGCAGGCCGGCGAAGTCCTGGCCGACCTGGAGCATCCCGGTGGGGTCGTAGGCGGAGGCGGCGCGGGCCATCTCGGTGGCGGAGGCGAGGAAGTGGTGCCCGGACATGGAGGCTCCTGCTGCGGTCGTGGTGCGGGCGGTCATGGCGGTGGAGGGTCGGCGGACGGTGTCGGCGACGGTGGGCGCCGCGGTGTCTTGGGTCTTGGCGGCGTTCTTGCGGGCGGCGCGGGTGGCACGGTCCTGGCGGCGTCGGCGCCACACTTCGCGCAGCCGCTCCCAACCGGTGCGCAGGTCGCGGTGTCGCAGGGCGGCCAGGACGCCTCGGGTCAGGGCCGCGGTGGCGTCCCAGCCGGCGCCGCCGGTTTTCGCTGCGGCACGGCGGACAGTTGCGGCGGCCTTGTCGCGGTAGGGCTTGCTGCGGCGCAGCCCTTCGGCGCCAAGCCGTCCGGTTCGGGCTGCGGCTCGTTTGGCGAGTCGTGCGGCGGCCGCGGCGGACCGGCGGGTGCGGCTCGCCGGCGTCTGGTCGGCCGGGGAGGACGGGTCGGTCTGGTCGGTGCTCTTCGGCTTGTCGTTCTTCTTCGCGCGGTCGGTCTTCTTCGGACCGTCGGGCTTGTTCTTCGGCCCGTCGCTCTTCTTCTTCGGTCCGCTCTTGCCGGTGCCGCCGGCGAGCCGGTCGGCGATCCGGGCGAGCATGCCGCCCTTGCCCGGGGCGGCAGCCTGGCGGCCGCCGGTTGCCCGGGCGCCCTGCCCGGGCACGCCCGCACGCCCGCCCGGCATCGGGGCTGCGCTGGCGCCGGGCAGCCCGTTGCCCGCCGCCCGGCGCCCGCCCGTGCCCGGGCCACCGGATTCTGCCCGGGCACCGGACGGGCGGCTGTCGAGACCGCCCGCACGGTGCCCTGCTGCGCTGTGGCCGCCGCGGGTGTGCCCGGCCGTGTCCCGGCCGCGGCCGCCCCCTGCCCGGCCGCCGCCCGAGACGTTGCCCGCCCCGGCCCCGGAGCGCCCGGCGCCCGTGCGGGCATTCGCCGCGCGGTTGGTCGCCCCGAGGGTCTTCGCGGCGCCGGCGGCCGCGGCCTTGCGGTTGCGGACGGTGGAGCGGCGACGGCCCACCAGGGCCCCGGTACCGCCCAGGAGCACGGTCGCGGTGGAGGCAAGGGCCATCAGCCCGCCGACCTCGTAGGCGGTCGTGGCCGCCAGGGCCATGCCGTTGGCGGCGGCCACCATGGCGGGGGCTGCCGGCACGCCGCGGGTGCGGGCGGACCGCGGCTCGCGGGGGTCGTCGTTCAGGGCCGCTTCCGCGATCGGCGAGGGCGCGGTCCAGTCGATCGGCTGCGGCTCCTCGGGGGCCGGCGGGGCGGTGACGTACACGGATTCGTCGGGCTCGGGGAGGTACTCGGCCGGGGCCGTGGGCAGCGGCGCTGCGGGCGCTTCGGTGTCAGGCACCGGGGCTCTCCTTCTCGTCGTAGTCGTAGTCGTCGTTGTCGTCGCCCGGCTCTGGAGGGGGGTAACGGCACGTCAGGGGGGGGTGGGAGGGGACTCGTCGACGTCGACGACGACGCCAGCGCGTGAGTGGGACTCAGAGGTAGCTGGGGGTGCCCTCGGTGGTGGGCAGTCCCTCGTCTTTGGCCGGCTCGGGCCTCGGCGTGAGGCCATCGATGGTGCCGTTGGTCCGGTCGAGAAGTGGCCCGAGGTCGAGATCGATCCGCAGGACCATGGGAGCGCTCTTGGCGGCCTTGAACTGCGTGCGGGGGGAGCCGGGGGCGACGGCTGCGAGGTGTCCTTCGATGAGCTGCTGGGCCGCGTGGAGGGCGTTGAGGCTGGCTTCCACGGTGTCGGCGGTGAGGCTGTAGCGGGGCGGCTGGACGTGGTTCGGCATGGCGTTGGGGTCCTTCCCGGGGTCACATGTAGAGGCCGGTGCCGGGGAGCTTGCCGGTCTGACGGCGGGCTTCGCGGCGGACGTTTGCCCGGTCGGATTCGGGCTTGAGCTCGGCTGCCCGGGCGGTGACGGCGTCGACGTCCGTGCCGATCTCCTCGATGGCAATCCGGACGGCCTGCGCGATGCTCAGATCCGGCTGCGAGGTCTCCTGCCCGTCCGGTGCCTGGGCGGTGAGGACGGGCTCGGGCACGACGGCCGGGCGCGGTACCCGAGCGGGCACGAGTTGCCCGACCACCGGGTGGGCGCTGGAGGGCGTGGTGGCGATTTCGAGGCGGAGCGTCTGGGGCGGCAGGGCGTTGTCCGGGCGGGCGCCGGGCAGCTCGCCCTGTTGCCCGGGCACCTGCCCGGGCATGCCCGGGGCGTCTTGCCCGGCTGCCCGGGCAAGTTCCGCGTGCCGGACAGCAACGGTCTCGATCGTGTCGAGCCGGGACTCGATGACGGCCTTGATGACCTTCCTGGACCGGTTCGGGAAGAACGACCATGACAGGAGGCCGAGGCGCGGCAGGGCGTCGCCGAGCTTGCCGTCGCGGCGGAGCTTGCGGCGGTGCTGGAACCAGTGCTGGGCAACGAAGAGGATCTCGGCTGCGATCGGGGCTCCGGCGAAGAGGATTCCGCCGGCGACGCCCCAGCCGGCGACCTGGGCGTGGAGCCAGTTGACGACGGCGGAGGCCGCGGTGAACAGGGCGACACCGGTGCCGTAGATGAGGGCTGCCGCGGTGTCGCCGCTGTTGGTGGCGCGGTGGGCGAGGTCGGCGAGGATGAGGGCGGAGAGGTCGAAGATCGCGGCGCCGAGGATGGCGAGGATCCAGGGGACGTGGACGTAGTTGTGGAGGTAGGTGGAGACGGACCAGGCGACCAGGGCGAGCACGGCGGTGACGACTGGTCGCCATGCCCAGTGGGCGCGGTCAGTGGTGGCGTCGGGCTCGGTCACGGCTTGGCCTTTCGGGCTGGGTTGGTGTTGGCGGTACTGGTGCGCGTCTGGGTCGTGGGCCCGTGCCGGCCTGCTGCCGGGGACGCGCTGGGGTTCCTCAGGTGGGGTCGGGGACGTAGACGGTGTGTTCGCTGCTGCTGGCCTGCTCGGTGAGCAGACGGTGGGCCTCCTGGTCGTCGGGGTCGGGGTCGGGTTGCTCGGTCACGTGGTCTCCGGTGTCTTGGTGCAGGTCTTGGCGTGGGCGTCGGCGTGGAAATTGGCGCCGGTGAGGCTGGCGAGGATCTCGTTCTGCAGGTGAGTCGGGTCGGCTTCGGTGTGCGTGGTGACCTGGACGGTTTCGTCGCAGCCGGTGCAGTGGAAGAAGGCGTTGATCGTGACGGTCACGTAGGCCGTGACCCGTCCGCCGCCTTGGGTGCGGATGTCGTCGTCGGGGCGCTCCCACCAGTTGGCTGCTTGCGCCACCATCAGTCGTCGTCGTCTTCCGGGCAGAGCTTCCAGCCGGGCTCTTTCGGCGGGGCTGGGGCGTCTCCGAAGAGCCGGCCGATGGCCTGGGCGAACTCGCGGGGGTCTACCTCGCTGCGAGGGCCGGTGGTGTGCTGCTGCTCCTGCACGTGGCGTTGCTCCTTTCGGTGGTGGGGTCGCCTCCGTAGAGGCGGTAGAGCTCGAGCGCGACGGCCAGGTCGTCGTCCCGGTTGATCGGGCTCTCGGGGGTGAGCGAGCCGCGCATGACCTTGAGGTCCGCGTCGTGCTCGGCGATGGTGCTCACAGCTGCTGGCCGGTGAGCTGGTAGACGATGTCGTCGGAGCCCTTCGCGATGTCCTGCTGGGCGTAGTGGAAGGCGTTGGTGAGGTCCTGCACCCGGTCGAGGTCGGCCTCGGTGAAGGGCATGTCGTTGAGGTTCATCGCTGCACCTCCTGCTTCGGGGTGAGGGTCAGCTGCGCGTCGGCGGTGGGGACGTGGTGGTGCTGGGCGATCGCGGCAACGGTCTCGCTGATCTCGACGGCCCCGTAGACGGTGGTGGTGCCGGTGTACTGCTGGTTGCCGGCGGTCAGGGTGTAGGCCATGCGGGTCGCGGGGGTCACTGCTCCTCCTTGAAGGTGGCGTAGCGGACGTCGGAGCGGGCCGGCAGCTTGCCGTGTGCTGCGCCGGGAAGCAGGTGACCGAATCGGGGCTCGGAGCTGCTTTCGGGCGGCAGGCCTGCGGCGTCAGCGACACGCTCGGCGGCCAGCCGCTTCAGGCGCCGGTTCAGTACGACCTGGTACGCGGCGAGCGGGATCATCACCAGCCAGACGAACAAGGCGGCGATCAACATCACGCGCCGCCGCGTTCGAGACGGTCGAGCTCGGCGGCGGCGGCCTTGAGGTCCTGGACCATGGCGGCCCGCTCGGCGTGGGTCGCGTGGGAGGCGTTGACGAACTGGTTGGCGATGTCGTTGGCGCGGGCCTGGGCGTTGGCGAGCGCATCGGCGCTGCTCGCGGCGGGCGCGGGGCTGCCGCCGGAGGGGGTGTTCTGGGTACTCTTCTGCATGGTCCTGCTCTCCTCGGCTTAGCGGCGTGAGGGTGGGACTGGCCCCGGTCTCGGCGTTGGCGCGCCGGCCGGGGCATGTTGCTATGGAGACCAAGGAGTTCGGCCTCACAAGGAACAAGTTAGACCCGGGGTCTAGGTGAAAGCAAGAGCGGGGGTCTAACATTCTGGCTGTGGCGCTCTCCTGTCCGAGAAAGGAGAGCGCGAAGTGACAGATCAGCCAGAGGAGGTACTGAGGTTCGTGGACGCCATCAAGGCCCTGGAAGAGATCGACGACGACGCCGCATGCGCCAAGGCGATCACCGACGTCCTCCAGAACTGGCCCGAGAGCCACGCACGCCTGCGAGAGATTCGCCAGCAGCGCGTCCTTCGCATGAGGAACCAAGGGAAGACCTGGCAGGAGATCGGCGACGCACTGGGGATCCACTTCACCCGCGCCCAGCAGATCTCGAAGGGGCTCCGTGGCTCGAAGCGACCAAAGAAGGGCGAGGGTCAGACAGGTGAGACTGCGGGCCATGCGGGGCCAAATGATCAATCGGACGAACCCGGGTGAGGTTGCCCTCTATCGCTTCCTCAACGAGCGCGGCGAACTGCTCTACATCGGGATCTGCGATGAGCCAGCCAAGCGCTGGTACTCCCACGCCGACAAGGCTTGGTGGCCGAACGTTGCTACCTACGAGGTGACCTGGTACTCATCTCGCAAGGAGGCTGCCGAAGCAGAACGGGAGAGCATCATTGCGGAGCATCCCGAACACAACGTCGTCTACAACTCGACGCCCTATCAAGGCGATCGCTTCCCTTCCATGAATCTCCACCCTCTCGCCTGTGAGCACTTCGGTGATCAGCCCTTCAGCTGTCGCGACCTGGAGGAGCAGCTCGGCATCCCTTACGGGACCGCCGTCGTATACAGCGCGCGGCTAGTCCAGGAGGGCGCGTTCAAGAAGGCGGGGAAGCGCCGCCTCGGCCCACGCCGCGTCCACAACCTCTTCGTCGCTGTCCCGAGCGACTACTAACAGCTGGCCCATGGCGCCCGCCACGTTCGCCGCGGCGGGCGCTTTCTCATGCCCTGCCCGCTACAGGGCCATGGCGTAGATGCCTTCGCCGATCGGCTTGAACCCGTGCCGCTCCCACGCCGCCCGGAGCTTGGCCATCGCCTCCTCGTCCGGCCGGCGCACTTCCGGGTCGTCCGAGTCGTACGAGCACGGCTCGTCGGGGCCGTGGTCGTGGATCGGCGCCGGGTAGCAAACGGCGACAGCACCGGGCCCTGTGGCCAGGTGGCGCAGCGCGGTGATCGCGAGGCTCATGCCTACGCCCTTGCCGCGCCACTTCTCATTCACCTCGACGGATTCGAGGAGGAGCAGCAGGGTGGGGTGCATATCGGCGACCGCCGGGACCATTTCGCCGCCCTCGGTGAAGATCACGCGGGGGATGCGGTCCAGTAGACCCGGGTCCGTCTCAAGCGCGACCCGCGGATTCGGCGTGATGCCGGGCACGACTCGGGTGATCGCAGCCGTCCCGAAGATCGACGTGTCCGTCTGGGTGTAGAACGAGGCCATCCACCGGTCGGCTCGCTGCGTCCAGTCGGTATCCACGAAGTGCCGCGACTCGTACGAGATCAGGAACCGGTCACTCACTGGCATCTCCTTGCGCGGGGCTGGCCCCTCGCAACGTACACGAGGGGCCAGCCGCCTGGTGCTACTTCGAGGGAGCGGGGGTGGGGGTCGGCGTGGGCTCCGGGGCCGGGTTGCCGCGGTGCTTCGGCGGCTCCTTCGAGCCACCCTTGTGCTTCATCTGGATGTCGCTCATGGCTGTTCCTCCTCCTACTCGGGGGCGGCGCTACCTGCAGTGATGAATCCCCGCCCTGGGCCCGGAGCGTCGTTCGGGCTCAGGGCGAGCAGGGGCGCATCCGTGTCTCCGTCCTGCTGCCGCCGGAAGGCGGCGACCAGCTCGGCATAGCGCGGGTTGATCCACTCCTCCATGCCCAGCCTCCTCTCGTTGGCAGCAGGGTAGACGGTCCGTCAGACCGCCACGGCCACCGTCACGGGCGGCTGCGGCGTCGGCATCGGCCTGATCACGCAGTTCTTCGAGTGCTGACAGTTCGCCGCCACCGTGAACGTGCGGTCCTCCGGGTGCGCCCACAGCTCGTCGTCCACCGTGAACCCGGCCTGCCGGATCAGGTCCCGCGTGCGGTCCAGGATCGGCGGGTCCCAGTGGGTGGCGTTGGGGCCGGGGATGTGGTGGATGAAACCACCGCCGAGGCGCTCGCACAGGGCCGCGTAGATGGCCGTGTTCAGGATCAGGGCGTGCCAGCCCTCGTCCACGACCCGGCTCGGGGCGATGTCCTGGTCGGGGAACTCGGCCGCCACCGTCACGAACTTGATGCCCTCGCAGGCGATGCGCTCCGCGACGGCCAGCTCCATGCCGCGGTTGACCTCCATGATGACGGTCACCACGCTGTCGAACTCGTGCGGGGTGAGCAGTGTGCGCGGGTCGCGGACGCCGGACGGCGGCATGGGGCCGGGCGGGCGATCGGTGGGACTGGTCATACCGGTGTCTCCTTGATCGGGGGCTGGTGTTCTGGGCTCGCCGGCCGGCGTGAATCCAGGTAACCGCGCCGGGAGGGGCGTGCGGAACAGTTCGGGGGAGTCCTGCAAACGCTGTGCAGACCCTGCACGCGCTGTGCATGATGGGCTGACGCACAGTCAATGCAGGGGCGCAGACGTTCATGCTCGGGAGGGCAACCATGAGCGCGCTCGACATCGGCGACATCATCCGCGGAGCCCGCTCCGTAGCCCGCATGACTCAAGGTCAGCTTGGCCACGCCACCGGCTACTCGGCGTCCAGCATCAGCCGCATCGAAGCCGGCCGCTTACAGCCCAACCACGACACTCTCGCCCGTTTCGCCACAGTGCTCGACATCGACCCCGCACGGCTCGGCCTCGCTAGGGTGGTCGCGTCAGGCCACGACCCCCAGGAGGACGCGGTGCGCCGCAGAGAACTACTTGCTGGAGCCGCGGGCATCAGCATCTCCCTCGCGGCTGGCCTGCCGGCCGCCGCTGCCACGCCGCGCCCTGCGCAGGCGGATCCGGCTGCCGGGTTGGAGTCGGCACTGTTCTCCCCGCCGGCCGCCGAGGCGGTCCCGCTGCCCCGACTGCAGAAGGGTCTGGCCGCCGCCAAGGCCGACTTCACCGGGGCCCGATACGGCGCCCTTGGCGAGCATCTTCCGGCCCTGCTGGCGGCTGCCGAGGCGACCCGTGACGCCGCGTCGGGACAGGCCCGGGAGCAGGCGCAGGCGGCCGTGGCGCGCGCCTACGTCCTCGCGACCGAGCTCGCGTTCAAGCAGCACTCGGACATGGCCTGGTTGACCGCCGACCGGGCGCTCACAGCGGCACGCGCCTCTGGCGACCCCGTGGTGATCGGCGAGGCCGCCCGGGTCCTCGGGATCACCATGCGCCGCGCCGGCCGGCCCGGTGCCGCCGTCGACCTGCTGCGCCAGACCGCGACCCAGCTCGACTCCGGCCGCCCGGCTGAGCAGGCTGTCGCCGCGACCATGCTGCTCACCGCCGCCTACACGGCCGCGTCCGACGGGCGGCGCAGCGATGCGCTCGACCTGATGGGCCATGCCGGCAGCATGGTGGAGCGGGCGTCTGCCGCCCCGGGCCGGATGCTGTTCACCGTGGACGCGACCGCCACGCAGGTCGACTCGTACTGGGTGAGCGTCCACAACGCGCTCGGCACCCCGGACGAGGGCGTGCCCTACGCGACCAGGTTGGGCGCGGTGTCGTGGACGTCGGCGGAACGCGCTGCGCGGGCCGCGACCGATGTGGCGCGGATGTGGCACCGGCTCGGCGACCAGAAGCGCACGTTCGCCGCGCTGCGCCAGGTCGAGCAGGCTGCGCCGGAGGAGGTTCGGCGGCCGGCGCTGCGGGCGATGACCGCGGGGCTGCTGTACGGGCCGTCGACGGTGCCGGGGCTGCGGGAGTTCGCGCAGCGCACCGGCGCGATCTGAGCAAGCAAAGAGGGCGCCCACCGCGATGGTGGGCGCCCTTCGTCGTGTCTGGGGTCAGCCGGCGGCCGGCTGCTCGGCGCGCGCGGCGGCGATCAGCTTCTTGTCGAGCTCGCGGAGGGTCTTCTCGGCCTCCGCCTACACGACCGCTGGGTGGTCCCACTTGGCGCGGCACGCGGCCATGTAGGCGGCGCGAAGCCGGTCGAGCTCGGCGTCCTGCTCCGGCGCCCAGGTCTGCCGTTCGACGATCTGCTCGTCATCGGGGAACTCGGCGCGCCGCTCGGCAGAGATCTTGGCGGCGTACTCGTCGACCGCGGCACGGGCCGCGTCGATCGCGCGCTGGAACTGGATCAGGTCATCAGGCAGGTCGGACATGTGTCCGATCGTAGGGCCGGCCAGTGACAGAGCGCCGGGAGGCTCGCAGGTCAGGTAAGCGCGGTGATCTGGAACACGGACATCACCTTCGTCGCATGGCCCAGGTACACCACGACGATCACGCCGCCGACGACCAGGTCCCGCATGATGCCGTCGTCCACTTCCCCATGCGGCTGCGTCGCCGCGATCGGGTCATCACACGCATCGATCAACGCAGCAGAGATCGCGCCGCGGATCGCCGACGGCAGGTCACCGAGGACAGTGCGGGTCTCAAAGTCGAGGTGCAGGTCGTAACTCATCCGCTGTCCCGTGTGCTCGGCAGCGCCGTATGGCGCTCTATGGGTACGACTCGCGACAGGCTAGTCGCTCACGGTGACGCGGGTGGGCGGTTCGCAGAATCAGGCGGCACCGCGGGCTTGGGCTTGTCCTGCCCACTCGCGGATCTGATCGGTCATGTCGACCCAGTCTCCGGGGATCGGCTCGCCGGCCAGCTCAGCCGCCCGGAATTCGTGCGCGCGTTCGACAGCGTGAAGGAGTTGCTCGGCGATGCCCTGCCACTTCGCGAAGACCCCGGTGATCTCGTGGATCTGCGCCCTGTTGAGCTCGCCGAGGAAGCGCTGCCGGACCGCGGGGCTGCCGAGGGCGTCGGTGATCCGCTGGATCGTCCAGGGGGCGACGGTCTCGCTCATCAGTTCTCCTGGTCTGCGCTGAGGGGCAGCGTTCACAAGCGGCCGGGCCGCAGGCCCGACTGTCGTAACGGTAGCGCAGCGACGTGCTCACGGGAGGACCACCTACCGAATCAGGTGCCGAATTCGGTAGGTGGTCGCGGCCGTCCAGGCGCCGACGGGCGTAGCCCACGGGGAACATCCCGAATTCGGGATCTCGGGTCGGCCTGGAGGAACATCCCGGATCCGGGATGTTCAGGGCCAAGCAGGTACGGAATTCCGCACCTGCTCCACTCGGGCGGTGAGCTACCGGCGGCGCCTGGCGGTGGCTCGACGTCGCCTACGGCGCCTACGGCCTCGGGAGAGCGGAATGAAGATCCTCAGTGGGCCGAAGCCGAAACCAAGCCCTATGCGCACACCCATCGCCTCCCAGTCGCCTGGCATCGAGATGGGAGCAGCGTGACAGCGATCAGCCTGCCGCGCGGGGGAGTTGCCGAGCTGTAACGCTACTCGCCAGTCGGGTTCGGGGTTGTTGCGAGCTGCTGCGCTACGGCCTCGACGAGCCGGCCGAAAAGGTCCCGCTGCTCGGCTGGGACGCCGTACTGCTCGGCAATCGCGGCCACGTCGGCGGTTTCACTGATCACGACGGTTCCCCGGGGGAGGTCGTCTGGCTCCAGCCTGCCTGAGCGAATGAGCATCTCGGTCATCTCGGTACCCAGTGGGCCTGCGAACGCCCGCAGGGTCTCGACGCTGGGGATGATCTTTCCTTGGAGGGCGCGGCTGGTCTGGCCGAGGTCTGTGCCGGCTGCGGTCGCAAGGGCGGACAGGCTGCCGCGAACGTCTGGGTCAAAGCCGGCTTCGGCGGCGCGGGCACGAAGCCATTTGCCGAAGCCTGCGGGGGTCGTGTCCAAGGTGGCCTCCAAGGCTGCGCGGGCTGGGCTCGGTCATCATAGCGGCTTGTTTGTGCGCGGACATGGAACGGGTGGGCGGGGCTTTGCTGCGACCCATCAGTGGATTGTGGATGCACAACTAGTTGTGCACGCCCAAGGAATCTGCCATCCTTGGGGTAGCACAAGGAACGCTGTGCAGCCCTCACCCACTCACGCCCAGGGAAACCCATGACCCTCACCTTCAACGCCGACGCCCTGCACAGCGCCGCAACCGCGGCCGGGGACGTCAAGCCCGACGGCGACCTGAGCTACACCCGCATCGGCAGGCGAGCCGGCATCGACATCGCGGTCGTCTCCCGCGTGCACCGACGCATCAACGGCCCCGACCTCAAGACCGCGCTCTGCCTCGCCCGCGCCTACAACCTGACGGTCGAAGACCTCGTCTCGATCGAGACCGGCCAGGCGCTCGCCGCCTGAACGACCAAGGGCCCGGTGCGTCAACACCGAGCCCTCGAATCATCCATCACACCGCACGCGCAAATGGCCTGGTAACCGAGGCGCGTGCAGATTGGAGACGTCTCCATCATGACAGCTACTGCTGCCTCTGGCACTACCCACCCCGCCGACTGCCCCCGCTTGGACGGCCAGTGCGCCGAGGCGGGCATCCACGATATGCACTGGGGTCGCGAGAACATGATCCCCGCGGTCCGACCGTCGGAGAGCCCGTACGCCCTCGCCTCGGCGCAGCTGTTCTCTTGCGAGGACGGCGCCCCCGAAACCCAGCCGCGCCTGTCCGTCTCGTACGGCCCGTTCGATGGCGACCTGAACCTCCACGAGCTGGACCAGCACATCGCCGGCCTCCGGGACTTCCTCGCCGGGCTGGAGAAGCAGGTTGCGCAGCTCGCCGCCGCCCAGCGCAAGTGGGAGGCCCAGCAGTGAGCGCCCTCGTCTCCCGGCCGACCGAGAACGCCGCGATCGGCCGCACCGCCACCCCGCCGCGCCTGAGCGTCCAGCAGATCCTCCTCGACCGTACCGTCGCCCGCAACCGCTTCGACCGGCTCGGCGAGCACCTCCTCGGCGGTCTCCTCGCCCGCGCCCTCGGACAGAAGGCGGCCGGCTGATGGCCATCTTCCGGATCACCGCGAGCACCCCGGGCGCCGCCTCGACGACCGTGCACGCGGCCGAGACCGCCAAGCAGCTCGGCTACACCAACGTGCAGACCGGCTACGAGCCGCCCACGAAGACGCACGTCGTCACCGGCAACCCGCCCGCGGTCCCGAACACCCCGCCTGCCAGCCACTGAGGCCCCGCTGCGCCCGGCCAACGTCGGGCGCAGCACCCTGCATCCATTCGCACGACGAATCGAGTCAGCTCACATGAGCATCGAGGCCATCGAGTGGGCCATCAAGTACGCGCCGCCGATGCCCGCCCAGCTCGTTGCCACGCTCGCCGGCCTCGCCAACCACGCCGACAGCAAGGGGCGCGGCGCGTTCCCGTCGCTCGCCACCCTGGCGGCCTACACCTGCAAGTCCGAGCGGTCCGTGCGGCGGGATCTTCGGGACCTGGCCGAGCTCAAGCTGATCCGCCCCGGGGACCCGTCGAAGACGGCTCACCTGCCGTCGGACAAGCGCCCGGAGGTCTACGACCTGGCGATAGAACTGAAGGTTCCAGGTGGTCGCGCGGGCGACGACGAGGGGACGCGGGCGTCCGCCCGGACGCTGGCGTCCTCCCGTGCGCGAGGCGGACGGCGAAAGCCCAGCTCAGGTGACACGCGGGCGGACGTGGACGTCCGGGGGGACGCCGACGTCCGGGCGGACGTGGACGTCACGAGCGGGGGGACGTCCACGTCACAGCGGGGGGACGTGGGCGTCCGCCAAACCGTCATTGAACCGTCAGTAGAACCTCCTCCTCCCCTCCCTCCTCAGCGAACCGCCCCCACGACCGGCAACCACGGAGGAGGAGGAAGCTCCGCAGACCCCAACATCAACCGCGCACAGCTGCTCCTCAGCCGGCTCCCCGCACCCTGGACCCTCGGCCCAGCCGACGCAGCCGCCATCGCCCCCCAACTCGCCGAGACCGCCAACCGGCTCGGCTGGCCCATCAACGACCAACTCGCCGCGGCGATCTGCACCAACCCCGGCGGCATGAACAACCCCGCCGAGATCCTCGCCAAGAAGCGCATCCCGAACCTGCTGCCCTACGCGACCGTGTACCGCCCGCCCAGCCTGCTCCCGCCCGCCTGCCCGGCCTGCCTGGCCGAGAACCCGGCCGCCGCGAAGAACAAGCACTGGCGCGCCCGCGACGGACGCCGCTGCACCGAATGCCACCCCGACGCCGCACCCGCCGCGGCCTGACCACCCAGGAGACCCACGTGCCCGTGTACCTCGTCGAACCCCCCGCCGAAGACCCGAACGAGCAGGGCCCCGACGGCCAGACCATCCCCGACAACGGCAAGCACGACCTCGCAGCCGAACAGGCCGTCCTCGGCGCGATGATGCTCGACCGCGACGTCATCGGGGACGTCTGCGGCACCCTCAAGCCGCGGGACTACTTCCGGCGTGGGCACGAGACGATCCACATGGCGATCGTCCGCTTGTTCACCGCCGACAAGCCGATCGACCCGATCACGGTGGCCAGCGAGTTGGAGAAGCGGGGCGACCTGGTGCGGGCCGGCGGCCCCGGCTACCTGCACGGCTGTGTCCAGGCGACTCCGGCCGCGGCGAACGCCGAGTACTTCGCGACGATCGTTCACGAGCAGGCCGTGCTTCGCCGGCTGGCCCAGGCCGGGGACCGGATCAAGGGGATGGCGCTCGCAGGCGAGGGTGAGGTTGCCGAGATCGTGGACGCCGCCCAGTCGGAGCTGTTCACCGTCGCCGATCAGCGCGCGGAGGAGGAGATGCTGCTGGTCGCGGACACGATGGAGCCGCACCTGGACGAGTTGGAGCAGCGGGCGCAGCGCAAGGGCAAGCTTGTGGGCGTGTCCACCGGGTTTGCGGACCTGGACGCGTTGACGGGCGGTCTGCGGCCCGGTCAGATGATTGTGATCGCGGCGCGTCCGGCGATGGGTAAGTCGACGTTGGCCATCGACTTCGTGCGGGCCGTAGGTATCCAGCAGAAGCTGCCGACCTTGGTCTTCTCGCTGGAGATGGACCGCACCGACATCCAGGACCGGCTCCTGTCCGCTGAAGCCCGCGTCAACCTGAGCCACATCCGCAAGGGCGAGCTGAGCGACGACGAGTGGACCCGGATCGCCCACCGCATCCCGGACATCACCGCGGCGCCGCTGTACATCGACACGTCGTCGAACCTGACCGGGATGGACATCCGTACGAAGGCCCGGCGGCTCGCGCAGAAGCACAAGCTCGGGCTGATCGTCGTCGACTACTTGCAGCTCATGTCCTCGGGCGCGGGGAAGGCGGAGACGCGGCAGCTCGAGGTGTCGGACATCTCCCGCGGGCTGAAGAACCTCGCGAAGGAACTCGGCGTGCCGGTGGTCGCCTTGTCGCAGCTGAACCGCGGGCCGGAGCAGCGCGCCGACAAGAAGCCCGTGGTCTCTGACCTGCGTGAGTCGGGCTCGATCGAGCAGGACGCCGACATGGTCATCCTGCTGCACCGCGAGGACGCCTACGACAAGGAGTCCGCGCGCTCCGGCGAGGCTGACCTGATCGTTGGCAAGCACCGCAACGGGCCGACGGCCACGATCACCGTGGGCGCTCTGCTGCACTACTCGAAATTCGTCGACTTCACCCGCGATGAAGAGCCCAGCTGAGCCGAACTCCGCCCCTGGCCAGCCAAGTTGGCACGCCATGGCCCTACCTGCACGCCCAAAAATGCGGGACAATTAGCCACAAACCACCTGAAAGCAGGCGCACCACATGACCACCCGACACGTCGTGATGTGGTCCGGCGGCATCACCAGCTGGGCCACCGCCCGCCACGTCATCGAAGAGCACGGCACCGACAGCACCACCCTGCTCTTTGCCGACACCAACGCCGAGGACGAAGACCTCCACCGGTTCAACGCCGAGGCCAGCGCCCAGCTCGGCATGCAGATCGTCCGCGTCGCCGACGCCGCCGAACGCGACCCCTGGCAGGTGTTCGAAGACAAGCAGTGGATCGGGAACACCCGCATCGCCCAGTGCTCCCACGCGCTGAAGCAGGACCCATGCCGGGCCTGGCTGACCGCCAACACCGACCCCGCCGACACCACACTGCACGTCGGCATCGACTGGACCGAAACCCACCGCATCCCCGGCATCGTCGCCGGCTGGGCGCCCTGGACCGTCGACTTTCCGCTCACCCGACCCCCGTACCGCGACAAGCACGACCTCTTCGCCGAGGCCAGGAGTGTTGGCATCCGCCGGCCTCGCCTGTACGAACTCGGCTTCGAGCACAACAATTGCGGCGGTGCATGCGTCAAGGGCGGTCAGGCGCAGTGGGCGCAGCTGCTGGCCGTCTTCCCTGCCCGGTACGCGAAGGCCGAGGCGTTCGAGGAGCGGATGCGGGCGAAGCTCGGCAAGGACGTCAGCATCCTGCGCGACCGCACCGGCGGCGACACCAAGCCGCTCACGCTCACCGCGCTCCGTCAGCGCATCGAGGCTGGCAACGACCGCCAGCCGTCTCTCTTCGACCGCGACGACTGGGGTGGCTGCGGCTGCTTCACGGACGCGGCGTAGCAACCGACCGCCCCGGGGTGTGCCGCGTGTCTGCCACTGCGCGGCACACCCGCCCACTGCGACGAGCCGAGCTAGGCGGGGCGCGGGTCGAGGTCGCCCAGCGGCGTGAGGAGTTCGTCTGTCACGGCGTCCCTGATCGTCCAGTTATCCGGGTTGAGCTTGAGTTCCCGCTGGGTTCGGGCGTTGAGGATGGTCAAGGACGGCGGGTTGGCCACCTGAACGGCGAGGACCCGGCCGCGGTAGTACGTCCGGCGGTCTCGGTAGATATAGGGATTGCTTTCCCTCCACTCCTCGTCCTCGTCGTCGAGCGTGATCTCGCGACCCACCAGGTCGGTCAGCTTCAGCTGCATGCGCCTCTCCTCGGCAGAGATCCTCACTCAGGCATCGGCTCCCGGGGGCGCTTCCTTTAGCAGCTCGGGCGTGTGATTGCGAATCCGCCGCGGCTCTCGGGCGCAACGCGGCAGGATGTGCCGCATGAACATCGAGATCAGGCCCCCGAAGGTGACCGCCGTGCAGCTTGATGACGGCTGGCACGAAGTCCAAGCCGGCTCCTTCGAGATCGAGCACTATCGCTACGGTGCCGCCGATTCCCTCGAAGCCCTGGTTGACCCGTATGCGGTTGCGGGGTTCACGTTCACTTCGCTTGCCGGGGACAGCGTCAGCGGAACACTCGCTTCCATCACTGCTATCCGGCATCGACCGGAGTGGGAGTGACGGGCGCGGGCGGCCGCGGCAGCCGTCCGCGCGTCACGGTGGCGCCCCTGAGGCGCTTTCAGGGCCCGGTTGGCCCCGGGCTGCCTCCGCCGCCTGTTCGGCCACCTACGGGCCGCACGCGGCCTCACGCGAGGCGGCCCAGGGCTGAGCGTTCCTCCGGGTTCAGCATGCAGTCGCGGAAGATCACGAACCACTCGCGCCACACCGGCCGGTACTCCGCCTTCGGCCGGTGCGTGTACCAGGGCTGAGGCGGACAGCCGGGCGGCAGGTTCGGCCACACCTCGGTGCCGTCATCGTTGAACTGGTACACGGCGCGGTTGTACCAAGGTAGTTCAGCGGTGATCGCCTCCCGCTCGGGCCGCAGGGCCGCCACGTGGCCGCACTCGAGCCACTCGATCCGCGTGCGGGAGTGGTCGACCTGGTACCACCAGGGCATCCGCTTGCGGTGATCCTTCCAGCGGGCGGCGGGATCCACGGTGGTGCCGATGTACAGCAGGTCACCCCACTCGTTGAACAGCCGGTACAGGGCGGTCGGGCCAGCGCCCATGCGCTCGCCGCGCTTCCTGACGACTGCTGCCCAGCAGGCCCGGCAATGTCCCCAGGTGAGCCTTTCGGGGCCGGCGTCGCACTTCGAGCAGTGGCCGGTGCTGTCGGCAGCGGAGGATGTCATGGGCGCAGGGTAGGGGTGGCCTGTGACAGGGGTCGCACGCGTTGGGGGCATGCACCGGTGACTGTGACCGTTATTCCTGGCATGTCCGAGAAGGTCGTATTTCGGAGCAGTCCCCGCGACGGCTGGTACCACCAGTACACGCTCCTCGTGCCCGTCGAGCTCCGCGGCCGAGCCACCGAGATCCTCGCCGAGCACGGCCTACTTCTCCGCGTGATCGACCTGGATCGCGGCATTCTCGCGCTCACGGACGGAGACCTGCTGGTCGGCGACCGGGCTGCGTGACATTTGGCCATTCGAACGCGTGATCGAATAATGGCCTCATGGCACGCCGCGACCGCACCCCCGACAGCTGGCCCGGCTGGTCCGATGCGCGTCCCGTCGACGATTCCGACACTCTCCCGGACACCGAGCGCTCGACGTGGCAGATCTGCTGGATCCGCCGCCACGCCCAATGGCACCCGGCGATCATCACCGCGTGGCGGCGCACCATAGACGGCGGCTGGGCCGCACACACCGCCTGGGGCCTCGGCGAGAACGACTACGGCTGGATCCGCCACAGCGACCGCACCATGCGGCCGGCCGAACCGCCGAGCGTCTGAGTCCGGGCAGCAGAAAGCCCCCGACCAGCGGGGGCTTCGGCTTACGGCTGGGATGCTCGAAGAATGGCCGGCGTGTCCCGCAGGTCCCTCGCCAGCCCGACCAGCATCCGCGCCGACACCCGGTCCATGCCGTCATCCGGATTCGGGGCGACCCCCCGAGTCGGGTCGCCGTCCCGCACGAGCATCGCACCGTGGGCGAGACGCTCCAGGAAGTCGGCGATGCCCCGCGCGTACGCCTCCCCTTCCGGACTGGTCAGGCTCACGCCGTGTTCAGCTACCGCCGCCTCCCAGGCCCGGGATATCGAGGCCCGTTCGACGGTCTGGTCGGCCAGACTCTGTTCCTCTGGCTGGGTGGTTGACGCTGCGCGCTTTCTGCGGCGTGCAGCGAGCTGGTCGATCGGCGCGTTCGGGTCTTCGGGCATGAGTGCTCCCTGCCGGGGGTGGGATCGCAGCATGCCAGCCTGCGGGTGCCGGGTCCAGGGGATGATCAGGGGCCATTGCAGACGGGGCTGACAACAGCAGAAAGCCCCCGCGGCGTGGCGGGGGCTTTCTGGCGCTGCGGGACTGGCCCGCTGGCGCCCGCAAGTGGGGCAACTGTACGGGCGCGCCGACCAGCAGGGAAGAGGCCGGGGGCCGGTTGGTTCAGCTGGCCCGCTGCACGCCGGCCATGTAGCCGGACAGCCACGCACGTGCCTCGCCGAGTTCGAGGCTCATGGCGCCGTCGACACCGTCGAAGCCGTACACGTGTAGCTCGGCTTGGTCGACGCCCCAGCCGGAGATCCACTTGCCGGCGTGGAGCCACTCGAGACGGCGGACAGTGTCATCGCTCAGGTTCATGTCGGGCATCGTCGCACTCCGGGGTGACAAGCGGCGGGGTCAGGGGCCGTCGGGCCCGGCGGGGGAGGCCTTCGCCTTGGTGCGCCGTCCGGTGACCGTGCCCTTGGCGATCTGGTCGACTCGCCCAATCGAGAGTCCGACCTGCGCGCCGACTTCGCGAAGGGTGTGGTCCTCGCGGAGCTTGAGGATGTCGGCCTGTCTGGCGGCTTGGAGGTCGGGGGTGGCGGTCTTGATGACGTCGAGGATCCCGGTGATGGCGCGGGCGCGGTTGGCCGGGTCGTCGATCGCGAGGGCGTGGTCGACTGCGGTCTGTGTGAGCTCGGCCGGCGTGGGGTCCATGGGGGGATTTTAGACCTCGCGAAGATTCAGTTCTAGACCCCTTGATTTGATCTTCTAGGGGTCTATAAATTGGGAGCGTCAAAAGAGCCCGATCGGTCCGGAGGACACCATGACCGCCCAGCAGAGCGCCGCGAAGGCCGAGGCCGGCATCCGCAAGCAGATCGCCGCCCGCTCCACCGAGCAGCTCTGCTACGACTTCGCCGCCACCGAAGGCCTGCCCGTGACCGACCCGGCAGTCCCGATGGTCCGGGGCTGGCTCATGGACGAGCTGGAGCAGCGCGACGTGAACGCGCTCGACGCCTGGTTCGAGTCCGGCGAGGACCTGCCGCACCGCTTCTTCGGCGTCGCCCCCGAGCAGCTCGTCTGACCGCCCGCCGCCCGACCATTCCCTGAACGGAGACCCCGTGACCCTCACCATCGGACAGCGAGTCCGCACCCTGATCGACCTCGAGTCCGCCGACTGGGCACCCGAGCAGCCCGACATCCCCGCCGGAGCGCTCGGCCGGGTCGACTACGTCCACTACGCGCACAACGACCCGACGGTCGTCACCGGCTACGGCGTCATGCTCGATGACTCCGTCGACCGGCTGTCCGCGTGGATGGACCGGGAGTGGATCGAGCCCGTCGCGGACTGACCGCCGCCTGACCTGGTGGCCGCTGCCCGGCGGCCACCCCCCAACCCGAGGAGCAACCCATGACCAACCCCGACCGCCGCCACATCGCGATCGTCCTCGACCGCTCCGGCAGCATGCAGACCGTCAAGGCCGACACCGAAGGCGGCCTGCGAGCGTTCCTCGCCGAACAGACCGGAGCGATCGGCGACACCACCGTCTCCCTCTACCAGTTCGACCACGCCTACGAGACCGTCTACGAGAACTCCCCGCTCTCCGACGTCCCCGACTTCGCCCTCGTCCCGCGCGGCAGCACCGCCCTCCTCGACGCCGTCGGCCGAACCATCACCACTGTCGGCGCGCAACTCGCAGCCCTGCCCGAGACGGACAGGCCCGGCGAGGTCGTCATCGTGATCCTGACCGACGGCGAGGAGAACGCCTCCCGCGAGTTCAACCTGACCACGGTCAAGAAGCTCATCACCGAGCAGCAGGACACCTACGGCTGGCAGTTCGTGTTCCTCGGTGCAGACCAGGACGCGTTCGCGGCGGCCGGCGGCATGGGCATCGGGGCGGACACGACGCTGTCGTACTCCGGTGAGCACACGCAGAGGTCGATGACGAGCGCCGGCCGGATGGTCGCACGCGGCACGAACACGGGCCGGTACGGGTTCACCGACGCCGAGCGCGACGAGACGTCCTGACCACTCCCGCCCGGCCGTCGGGTGACGGCCGGGCCCAACCCGAGGAGCAGCACCGTGACTGACCAGCCCTACACCGACGCCGACCTTCTCCACGAAGCCGGCCGCCAGCACGGCGAACTCGCGACCAGCCCCGACTACATGGGCGTCGGCGAGATGATGGAGGACGAGGAGATCCCCAGCACTGGCCAGACCTGGGCGGACGCCGGCCTCGATGACGACGCCTACGACGCGGCGCAGCGAAAGATCCACGACCTTATCCGTCGCGCCGCCGACCTCGGCCACTGGGCCGTCCGCCTCGGCGCCGACGGCCTCCAGCCCGAAAACGACGCCGCACTCACCATCCACGCCGGCGACAAGCCGATCGCCCGCGTGCTGTTCGCCTTCGCACCCGACACGCCCGACGACATGCGCGACGAGCTCGTCGCCGGGCTCGGACAGGCCATCGACGAGCACCTCTGACCACCCCGCGCCTGGCCGGCACGCCACCGGCCGGGCCACCCGACAAGGAGCAGCACCATGGCACTCATCGACTACATCGAGACCTACGGGCACGCCGTTGCCACCGGCCAGATGACCGTTGAAGACGCAGTCGCGGAACTGATCGCCCGCTATGCCGAAGCCAACCTGAGGATGACCGAGGTCGGGGCTGCCGATCTCATCGCCAACTGGCAGACGACTCGCGCCAGCATCGAGCGGGAGCAGAGCCGCGCGTTCCACGGGAAGGCCGCGATCGAGAACGGCCGCCGCCCGCACCCGTCCAGCAAGCCGAAGCCGTAGGAGCAGCACGATGACCGACACCAACCCGCTCGCCGAGGCCCGCCGCGACCTCCACGAACTGCTCGTCCTCCTGCCCGCCTGGGACGCCGACAAGGCCCGCGACCGGATCACCGCGCTGGAGCAGGCGGTCCGGGAGCAGGTCGCCAGCGACATCGAGACCCACCCCGGCCCGATCGACGGCGAGTGGATGGACTCCCGCGACCGCGCAGCCGCCGCCCGCATCGCCCGAAACGGAGCCACCCAGTGATCGAGCGCGACCAGACCTACCGCTCCTGCACGCCCGGCAGGACGACCCGCATCCGCATCCTGGGTGTCACCCCATGGGGTGCTGGCTGCTACGGCCAGGGCACGGCCCGCGTCGTCACCCTGACCGAGGATGGACGCGAGGTCGGCGCCCGCAGCGTCTCCCTCGCGAAGCTCCACGACTCCCCGCTCACCCGCGACGGCAAGCCACGCCGCACCGGATACGCCCTGGAGCAGCAGTGACCACCGAAACCTGGAAGACGATCCGCCAGCTCGTCGCCTGGCTCGACGAGGCCAACGGCACCGGCGAGCACGAGACCGCGATGCGCCTCATGAAGCTCGGCGAGGAGGCGGGGGAGGTGATGCGGGCGTACATCGGCCTGCAGGGCCAGAACCCGCGCAAGGGCGTCACCCACACCAAGGCCGACGTCGCCGACGAGTTGTGCGACGTCATCGTGACGGCCATGGTCGCGCTGCACGGGTTCACCCCAGACCCGGAGCAGCACCTCGCGGCGAAGATCCAGCGCATCGCCGAGAGGTCCGCCGCGCACGCCAACCAGCAGCCCTGCCCGGTGTGTGACGGCACCGGCGGGGACCACCAAATCGGCTGCCACAACGAGGAGCAGCGGTGACGGACACCGACGCGATCTGGCAACTCATGGGCCGGCTCGCCGACACCCTCGACGCCGCCGAACAAATCCGACGCGAGCAGATCGCCGCACGCCGCCGCACCCCCGAAGCCCGCTCCGTCCGGGCTGCCGCAGCCCGTCAAGGCTGGGAGAAGCGCCACGCCCGTGCCGCCGCCGAAGCCGGCGAGAACGCCTGGCGAGACGAACTCGACCGCCGCATCGGCACCGGGCCGTGGTGCGACTCCATGGACTACGACTCGACCGGCCGCGAGACCTTCTGCATCCACAACCCCGAGCACGACGACGACTGCGAAGACGCCAACGGGCACACCTGGCCCAACGAGGAGGAACGATGACCGGCGAAACCCCGGTACGCGTCCAGCGGTGTCGTACTGCCGGCTGGCGAGCTCCCGAGAACAGCCGCTACGTCGGGCGGGCCCGCGGCAGCGTCTGGGGCAACCCCTGGTCCGTACAACCCGCCGGCCGCACCCACTGGACAGTCCACTGGGACGGGCCCCGCGGCATCCACCCACCGAACGGCGCCTACAACGTCACCTGCGCCTACCAGAACACCGCCCACGAGCAGGCCGTCCGCTTCTATCGGGAGTGGCTCCGCACGCGGCCCGACCTCGTCGAGAAGGCGCGCGTTGAACTGGCCGGGTTGGACCTGATGTGCTGGTGCAAGCCGGAACTGGCCTGCCATGCGGACGTGCTACTTGCCGTGGCCCAAGGGGAGCAACCGTGACCACCGCCGCCCCGTATTGCCCCGACGCCCAGTGCATCGAAGACGAGTGCTCACCCGACGACCCCTGCTGCTCCGCCGTCTGCGGATTCAACTGCCCCACCGCCGAGTGCTTCGTCTGGGACGCCGGCAGGCAGGTGTACTCCGACGGCACCTTCGACGATCTCGTGTGGTGCGGCGAACACAAGAACGAGGTGATCAAGCAGTGACCAACGACGTCCACGAATGGCGCCAAGCCGCCTACCAGGCACACCGCGAACGGGACAACGCCCTCCGCAAGCTCGCCCGGATCGAGCAGATGGCCGACGCCTGGGAGCAGCGGTTCCCCGACAACATCCGCACCGGCGCCGTCGTCGAAGCGCTGCGCATCGTCATCAAGGAACAGCCGTGACCTCCCTGAAGTGCCCCGTCGCCGGCTGCGGCAAGACCGACCTCACCGACGGCGACGACCTGTACGACCACCTCTGCGACGAGCACGACCAGCTCGATCTCGCGAGGACCGTCATCGTCCTCGGCCGCAAGCTCGACCAGCTCCAAGGCCAGCCCGCACAACTCCGCGTCACCGACCACACCTACGAGGGCACTCCGGGCGGCCAGTGCGCAGCCGAACGGTTCGGCGAGACGTGCGGCGCACCGTGGGAGCAGCATGAGCTTCGCGAATGCGTGCACGACGACAGCACCGAGACGTGGTTCGACCGCACGGTCTGCCCGGAGCCGTGCGGGCTGATGCACGACCGCTGCACCGAGTGCGGTGAGCCGGTCGGCGGGTGCCGTCTCCTGGGCGAGCCCGACCCGTGCCCGTGCTGCACGTTCGGCAGCCACGACGAGCCGTGCACCTGCGACGGGACCGGCTGCTGCCACCCCGACCGCCATTGCGCCGGGTAGCCGTCAGTCCCAGGCCGTGTCGGCGTAGCCGCCCCAGTTGCTGTCATGCATCCCGCACACCGCCTTCCAGCTCCGCTTCCCACGTGGCGAACGACGCCTCCTCGTCCGCCGCCGGATCCGAGTGATCGTCCGGGCAGTGATACCAGCCCCGTGATGCCATCACCTCCCGGTACCAGTCCAGCATCAGCTCCCCGGCGGCCGGCGCGTCCTCAGCCGTCAGCCCCGCTGCGAACATCGCCACCAGGCGGCCGGCCGCACTGTCAGTGCCCTCGTCGCACCAGCGGCACAACTCGACAAGCGGGCCGTCCACACCCGGCGGTGTGTTGGCCGCGATCAGCAGCTGCCTGCCGCACCGTGAGCACGGCGGTGTCTCGGTCCGCTCCACGCTGATTTTTTCCACGGGGCCTCCCTTGAACGAAGAAGCGGAATGACAGCTTCGACCCGGCCCGGAACGCAGTCAACGACCTTGCCGAAGTAGATCAGATCGAGACCTGCGGCACCCCGGCCCCCGCCCACCAGCGGGGGTCTTGTGCTGTTCAGGGGCTACCCGCCAGCCCGCGCCAGCGATATGGTCACAGCTCGTCCTCCCCGGGCGCGGCGCCCGAGCTTTACAGCCGGGCGCCGCGAGCCCTCAGCCGTCGTCCTCCTCGTCGCAGCAGCCGTCCGCCGACTGGCAGACCCCGTACGTGTCCATACACGGCCCGTCGCAGTGCGGCGAGTCACACGGCCCGTAGATCCGGCCGTTCAGGCACCGCAGATCACCGACCACGTGGCCGCACGGGCAGAAGTCCTCGTTCACCGGTGCGCCTCCGTCAGGTGCTCGCCGGCCCGCCGCATCGCCCGCTCCCACGTGCCGACCTGCGCCACGATCGTCACTGCCGGCCGAACCGACCACGGAACCGCGTACGGGTCGTCATCCCAGCAGCGCAGACAACGAACCTCCCAGCAGCCCGCCGCCACCCGGCGCACCCGAAGCCGGCCGCTCACCGCAGCGCCTCCCAGAGCGCTGCCGGTGTGACGTATCCCTGCCATCTCGCGTCAGAGAAGAGCGCGAACCCGCCGCGCCGGTACACCTCGTCCACGAGTGCGGAGCAGATTTCGTGATGGGTCGAGGCGATGAACCGTTTCAGGCCCGGCGCCGGAACGTGGAGCCGGTGCAGGGCGATCGCAGCGAAGTCGAGGAAGCTGTACGGGGTCCCAACCATGGTGCGTGCCGCGGTGACGATCGCCGCCCGCTGCTCATCCGTCAGCCCGGCCGGCGCCACGAACACCACCTCGCGGCCCGCATACTCGTCCAGGCCGGAGATCCGCGCACCACCTGGCTCCGCCTCGAGCAACAGGCCGTCGCCGAGGTACAGAAACGCGTGCTCGAAGGGGCTGAAGCCATCGCCGCAGAGGAACTGACCGACGCGAATCCCGAAGCCCACCGGGCCGTTGATGCTGGTCAAGCCGATTGAGCCCGGCCGCGGAACGTCCTCGATCACAGTTCTCCCTCTCTCGACCAGTCTGACGGCGCGTACAGCGGCTGCTTGGCCTGCGCCTCCGCGGCAATCCGTGTCATCTCAACCTGCGCCTTCGCGGCCGCCTCGCAGCCGTCCACCCACGCCCGGGCCACCGCGCACACCGCCAGCAGCGCGCACAAGATCCCGAACATGAGCGCCACCACCTGCTCGCCGCCGGTCATGCCGCCGCCCCGAACTGGTTGGCCTCCGCCGCGAGGCGCAGGAACGTTTCCCTCGACCACTCCGCGCCACAACCGGGGCAGATCGTCCGGATCGTGTTCGCGCCGACCCGCAGTTCGGCACCACAGACGCTGCCGTCGTCGTACTCGGCGAGGCACGCGACCGGGATCGTCCGGGCCCGCGGCTCGCCGGTCACCGCCTGGCCGAGCTCGCCGACGATCCGTCCGAGCGCCTCGTGCAGCGCCTGCACGTCCGGGAGCAGCTGCTCACCATCGAGGAGCAGCGGGTTCTTGTGCGCACCACACGCCCACGGCAGCCGGCCGCGCAGGAAGCCGAGCACGAGCGGCATCGTCTGCCCGGCACTCCCGCGGAACGCCTGCACCGGCAGGCCGGCGGCGCGCCGCCAGTCGTCCTCGACCGCGCGCAGCCGGCCCAGCGGGGTGCTATCCCCCGGACCGGTCAGATTGATGACGTTCCCGTTGCCGGGCAGGCCGGGGTACACGGACATGCTGCGGCCCGGCTCGCGCACACCGGTCGGACGGTGCGCGGAGTCGGGCAGGCGGTTCCACAGCGTCTCAACTTCGTTGAGCCGGTCGTACATGCGCTGCTCACAACGCCAGCACGCCAGCCTGCCGTAGTCGGCGCCGTAGAGGGCGTACGGGCAGCAGGAGCAGCGGGGTATGTCGGTGGGGGAGTTGGACGGATTATGCGGGTCGAACATCGCGCAGCTCCTCGCGAGCGAGTACCGTCGGAGTCGACCACAGGGTGTAGGGCCTGACGGGGTCACGCGGCGGGACGTCTGGGCAGCAGGCGTCCCGCTTCGCTGTGTCAGTGGCCGATCAGCTCGATGGCGAACGCGACGAGCCAGTCAGGCAGTTGCGCGACCTCGGCGACCGTCAGGCCGAGCAGCGCGGCGAGTTCGTGATCGGCGATGTGCATGTGCGTCTCCGGGCGAGTCGAGAGTACTGTTGAGCCCGGTGGTGTCATTCGGTGCGCGAACTCCCTTGCTGGCCGGCGGGGAGTTTCGTGCTGTCAGGGGCCATTGTGCAACAACAGCCCGTGAGAGCGGTGTTAGTGACTCCGCTACGGCATCGGCGGCAGGTCCAGAGTCACGATCAGCTTGCGTACCGGCTCCTGCGCACACAAGCACGCGCAGCGATCCTCCGGCGCCCACATCCGACCGGTCGACTCCTCACCATCCCACCGCGGATGATCCCGCGGCTTCAGCATGTGCTCGCCGGCCTCGCAGAGGATGCACACCAGGCCCGCGCTCACGACGAGCCGCCGTCGCCAGCTTCGAGAACACGGACAGTCGAGCACGGCCACCACACCGCGAACTCGTCCGACGTCCCGCAGCTGGAACAGGCGGTGCCGGTCGTGTACTCGCCGTCGCGGAAGCCGAGACCGTCAACCGGCTGGTGGAGCGCCCGGACAGCGGCCAGCTGAGCCTGAGCGTCACGGAGTTGGTCGCGGACCTGCTTCCCGTACGCATCCGTGCCCATCGGCCGCACCGGCTCGATGTCACGCGGCCTGGTCATCAGTTGCCCCTTCTTGCTCGACCCTTGCCAGCCGGTCACGCAGCCGCTGGTTCGCGGCCTGCAAGCCGGCCACAGTCCGGCCGGCCTGAGTCAACCGGTCGTACAGCGCGGTCAGCTGCTCCTCGGTGATCTCTCCGGCGGCGAGTCGCTCACTGCCCACGATCTCTCTCCTCCTCGGTCTCGTCGCCGAACAGCGGCGGCGGCTCGTTCCGCTTCCGCCCGCTCTTGTTGCCGGCCGCGGCGGCACGCACCACCACGTACAGGACCAGCACCACCAGCGGCACGACCCACAGCAAGTCGGCGGTCATCTCGCGCCGCCGAGAATGCGGGCCGCGGCCTGCGCGGCGGTCATGCCCATGAGCGTCATGGTCGAGGCAATCCGGGTGGCGAGGTCGATGGCGTCGGCGCGGGTGTGGTCGCCGGCCTCACGGGCGGTGCCGTGCGGGTTGCCGTTGGCGTCGTAGAACTCGCCGCCGGTGGTGACGATCCACCGCCCGGCGCGGGTGTGGCGGGCGTAGACGCTCCAGTTCCACCAGTCGGCGACGCGGGCCTCAGGCGGCAGGGCGTTGATCGTGTACTCGGACACGGTGATGGTCGGGCGGTGGTCGGCGGGGGTCTGGTCGTTCATCGGTGTCTCCTGGTGGTTGGGCCGCCCGGGGTACGGGCGGCGTGGGTGTTACGCGGACTGTGCGTCCGGCTGGTAGTCGTCGACCGCCGGGCCGTCCTCGATGGGCCGGCGCTGGCCGTGGCGCAGCAGCCGGTACGGGCCGTCGTCGTCCACGGGGGCGCCAAGCGTGTCCAGATCCACGGCGGGCACGTGCTCGAACCGGTGCTTGGCGCGGCAGTTGGGGAGCCGGCACCAGTGCAGGCCCTGGAAGTCGACGCCGCCCTCGACAGTGAGCGCCGCCGCGGCCAACCCACGGGCGAGCGCGTTGAACGCCTGCGCGCAGTGCTTGCCGCCGTACTGCAGGGCGTCGCCGTGCGAGCCGATCGTGGTCGCGGCGTGCGAGGCGATCGCCGCGAGGATCCGCGCCGGCCGGTCCCGCAGCTCGAACATGTGCAGGGGCACGGCGAGGCGCAGCGTCTCCCGCAGCACCATCCGCTGATGCTCCGCGGCCGTGATCTCGGACGGGCGGGTCATGCCGCCACCTGCTTGGCGCGGGTGCGTCGGCGGAGCCGGTTCAGCGCCTTGTCGCCGCCGGTGATCTGGCCGGCGGTCCGTCCCGCGCGCCGGTCGCAGCCCCACGGCTTGGACGGGATCTCGCCCTCGTGCCACAGGGCCCGGAAGCCGCCGCGGGCACGACCGAGGAGGGACCTGAACGTCTGGGGTTCGACGTCGAGCAGGGCGGCGGCCTTGGAGTAGTCGCCCAGTGCCGCGAGCGCGTTGAACGCCTCGCGCTGCCGCGGGGTGAGGGCCGCGAGGATCTGTGCCAGCGCCAGCCTCTCGACGATCGGCCCTTCCGGGCTGGGGACGGCGCGGCCGGCCCACTGCCAGTAGATGGCGTGCTTGAGGCCGTTGTTGGTGCCGTCGGTTCGGGCGCCGTGGTGGCGCATGGTGTCCTTCACGTCCCGGGCGAGGGCGCGCCGGCCGGCTTCCATGAGGTCGGTGCGGCGCGGTTCCTGCTGGGCGCTGTACAGGTGCTCGACGATGCCGTGCCAGGCGGCGTCGTACAGGTCGTCGCGGTCGCCTGCGGGCCACCAGGTGCGGTTGTTGGAGACGACGGAGCGGGCGAGCCGGTCGAGGTCCTGGAGGGTCCAGTCCCAGCGGATGCCGTCGGCACTGTCGGGGCCGGCCGGCTGCGCCTCGGCTGCCAGTTCCAGGGTGAACGTGCCGGCGGGGCTGCCGGCGCGCTGGATGTCGCCGGTGAGCGTGGCCGGGTCGAGGTGGACGTCGACGGTGCGGGAGCCGAGCCGGGGCCGGGCGTGGGCGTGCACGGCGGCGGCCAGGTCGGCCGGGGTGTCGGCGTCGACGGGGATCGGCGGTATGGGCTGGCCGGGCAGGTGGAGGTGGAGCAGGTAGCGGGGCATGTGCGGCTCCGTGGTGCGGTGGGGCTGGAGGGCGCCGCCCGACAGTGCGCCGGGCGGCAGGTGGCGGTCAGCAGGGGATCCGGTCCGGCTCGCCGTCGGGTGCCGGCGGCGGCTCGGCGATCACTGGGTGGCCAGCTGGTCGGGGTCGATGCCGTGGCGCTGGGCCTCCTCGAGCAGGTGGTCCGCGTCGGGCTGCGGGAGCTTGTGCTTCGCGGCGAAGGCTTCGCGCTGGTCGCAGAAGCACATGCCGGGGTCGGGGTGGGTGTCGGCGGCGCATCCGGGCAGGTGGGTCATGGGTGGGTGCTCCTTGGTGGTTGGGTCGGCCGCCGCGGGGTGCGGCGGCCGGTGACGGGTCAGCCCTCGTCGCTCATCAGGTGGTCGTAGTAGTTGCAGGCGTCGCGCCACAGCGGGGAGGCCACGTCGTAGCCCTCCTGCGTATTCAGCTGCTCCCACAGGGCGAGGGACGGGTCGGGCTCGCCGGGCTTGGCCTGCTGGTCGAGTTCGGCCATCAGGTGGGCGAGGTCGCTAGGGGTCGTGGGCAGGTGCTGGGTCAGGGTGATCACGGGTGGTCTCCGGTCAGGTGGTCGCGGTCGGGGCGGCGGCTCGGGGGCAGTCGTCCTCGTGGTCGAGCGGGTCCGGGTAGCAGGCGCAGCGGGCGGCGGCCAGCTCGGCGCGGAGCCGGTCTCGTTCGTTGCGGTACTGGTGGCTGAGCTGAGCCGCTTCGGCGCGCTCGGCGCGCAGCCGGTCGACCTCGGCGAGCAGCGCGGGCACGGCCTCGCGGGCGTGGGCGGCGAACTCGGCGTCCTCGTAGCGCAGGAGCGGACCCTCTCCGCACGATGCGAGCGGGCGGCGGAAGTCGTTCAGTTCGCCCGCGTTGGAGCGCCTCGCCACCAGGTCGTCGCAGAACGCCGATGCCGGTGTCTCGATCGTCCATCCGACCACTGGGTCGCTGCACGAGAGGCAACGGCAGCCGGAGGCCGGGTGGTCGTGCGGGTACGCCTCCCACGGGCCGGGGGTGGCGGCGGCTTCGCGGGCGCGGATGGCGGCGTGCTGCTCGGCGGACAGCGGCGGGGTGGCGGTCATCGGGGGTCTCCGGTGGTCTGGGTGATGGGCGGCAGGCCGTGGTACGCCCGGTTGCGGTCCACGCGGGCCCGGACCTTGGCGATCCAGTCGGTCAGCTCCGCCTCAGGCAACTGGGCTTTGGCGAGCAGCACGTCGGCGTGACAGGAGGCGCCCTCGGGGCAGTAGCAGGCGAGGTGTTTGCCGCGCAGCGACGGCAGGCCGGCGAGGATCTGCTCCCGTCGCGGGTCAGCCTCCTCGGCCTGCCACTGGAACCGGTCACCGGCGAGCCAGAGGCGGAAGAACTCGACCGCGGCCTCTCGGGGGTCGAGGTAGCCCAGCTCCTGGCAGGTGCTGAGCTTGGCCGGGTTCCCGAACCGGGACGGCCGGGTGACGACCACCGTGTTCTCGGGCTTGCGCCACCCGGCGGTTCGGCGGCGCTGGATCCGGCGCGGCTGCTCGGTCATCGGGGGTCTCCGTTCGGGGCGTGGACGGTGCGGGCGCCCGTGCGGGCCTGCCTGGCACGGGCCTGTAGGTCGCGCAGTCGCTCGCGGCGCTCGGCGCGGGCGGTCTGCTGCTCGGGCGAGTTCCACCACGCGGAGCCGGTGCCGTGCTCCGGGCAGTCCGGGTGCCACACGCGGTGGTCGGTGACCTGCAGACCGATGGCAATCCGGCCACAGGTGCAGGCGGCGCTCATCGGGATTCCTCGGGGTGGTCGTAGTCGTGCAGGGCGTGGTGCGCGGTGTGCGCGACGGCGAGGCAGCGGCGCCGGGCCTTCTCATTGAGGTGCGCCGACAAGAGCGGCCCGAGCTGCTGCGCGAGGATGCCGATCCGCACCGGCAGGACGAACGCGGTGCACGCGTATTCGGGACAGGCCACGCAGTCCTCACAGCCGCAGGTACCGTCTGTGTGCTGGTCGAGGCGCCCGTTGCAGCCGTCGCAACGACACCGCGGGCAACGGTCCGGCTGGTCGGCGTCGGCGCTGCTCACTGCTGCTCCTGGGCGGTGGTGGTGCGGGCGGCCCGGCGGCGGACGACGACGTCGGTGTCGATCCACAGGCCGTCCGCGTCCCGATAGGTGAGGGCATGCCAGTCGGACCACTCGTCGCCGACCATCTGCGGGTCCGGCATCCACTCCAGGCCGCCCGGGACAGTGCCGTGCTCGCGCAGCCACGCCTCCGCTGCGCCCCTGGCGGCCACCTCGCTGGTGCAGTAGGCGATCAGGCGCGGCGTGAACGTCGCGGACTCGTACACGGCCTCCCACGGCGGGAGCAGCTGGTCCCGATAGGCGTCGAGCAGGGCGTCCGGCGAAGTCCCGCCGTTCGCGCACTCGGTGAAGCTGATGACGTCGAGCAGGCGCTCGCGGGCGGTGGCGGTGTCGGACATCAGCAGCCTCCTCAGGCCGTCGGGTTGGCGAAGACGAGGCGGCCATTGTTGGCCGCGACCTCGCACGGCCAGGCGCTCACCGACCCGTCGCCCCAGCACACGGCGCACAGCCACAACTTCGGGGTCCCGAGGTCGTCGTAGACGGGGGTGTGGAAACGCGGCGGGAGCGCCTTGCGCTGCTCCTCGGTCATGCCGGCCAGGTCGTCGTAGCCCGGGGCATCAGGTGCGGGAACGAGCTGGGCGCGGGCGTGGCACTCGTCGTGCTCGATGGGCAGGTCGCTGGTGGCGAGCTGGCGACAGGTGCCGCAGGCGTTGGCGTGGATCGCGGTCATCGCGGGTCTCCTCAGACGGTCTCGGTGGTGGTGGCGCGGCGCGCCTGCATGCGGTCCTTGATCTGGGCGGTCGTAGGCGGCTCGTACGCGTGGACGTCGGTTGCCGTGGCCTGCAGCCAGTGCTCGCGCTCGGGGATGCCGCAGCGGCCGCAGGCGGACGGCTCGGCGATGGCGCGTGGCGAGAGACTCATGCGGTCCACCACGCCGGCAGGTTCTCCGCCACCAACTGAGCCACCCACGCCGCACGCTCGGCCGGCTCGACGTACCGCCACACCTCGACGGTGTTGGCGCGGCTGCTCACGGTCCCGTCCAGGTTCCGCAGCAGCCCCTTGACGGTCACCTCGACCGACTGGGGCACCGCGAACGACTCGTGCTGCGCGTAAGCGATCGTGACCCGGTTCGGGACGAGGACGTCACTCCCCGAGTGCACGTCCGGGGCGCCGTTCGGCAGGTCGAGCATCAGCATCTGCTTCTCGCTGTACGGCACGGTCGTGACGATGGTGGACATCGTTCTCCTCAGCGGTAGGTGGTTGGGGTGCGCGGCTTCAGGCCGCCGCGCGGGCCACAAGGCGGGCGGGGAGAGGATCAGGCCGGCCGGTACACGGCGATCTGCGGAAGCGCCACAGAGTCCCGCCAGGCCAGCAGCTCCGCGACCGGGTCAGCCGGTCGGCCGCCGGGGAGTCCGGCGGCCTCAACCCAGGTGGTCACGCGCGCCGGGTCAATCTCCTCGGTCACGAACCGGGCGAACCGCTCGGCAGCGTCCCGCTCGCGGAACGGTCCCCACACGGGGGCGAGGCCGGTGTCGGGGCGACAGAAGACGACAGCGAATGCCGGGCTTGTGTCGGGGCGGTTGGGGATGGGGGTGCGGCCGTGCTCCGCGAACTCGGCGTCGTGGCTTTGCATGAGAGTCCGTCCAGGGTTGGTTTGGTCGGTCAGGTGGGTGGTTGGTCGGCTGAGTGCCTCGCAGGGCGCGCGATCGGGTCGCGCACCCGGGCGGCCATCAGACGGCGGCGGGCGGTTGGGTGCCGGCGGCGAGGTTGGCGATGGCCTTGTCGATGGCGGACACGAGCTCGACGGCCTGCCGCATCGTGATCTCGCCGCGGATGAAGGCGCCAGCCACACGCCTGCGGACATCGGCGAGCACGTCGGTTTCGGCTTCGGTGGTCTTGTTGCTGTTCACAGTGAGGGCCTTCCTGGGGGTGGTGCGCGGGCGGGTGGTCTGGGCGGCGGTCAGGCGACAGTCAGCGGTGGGTGTCGCACCAGTGGGCGTTGGCCCATTCGATGGCTTCGCCGAGGTGCTGCAACGGACGTCCGAACGTGCCGGTCTCCGGCGGGCAGAGGAGGCAGAGAAGCCTGTTGTCCGGGGTGATGTCGAAGTGGTGGAGCCGGGGTGCGTATGCGCGGTGGCGGATGATCACGGCTTCGGGTTCGTCGTCGCGGGTGACGAGAAGCGGGCCGCGGGTGAGGTGGCTGTCGAGTCCGGCAAGAAGGTCACTGAGGCTCAGTGCGAGGTCACGGATGTCGATGGGGTTCATTGCGGCCTCCTAGGCGGCAAGGAGAAGAGCGGTGGCCAGCGCGTGGTAGCAGCGCTTGCTCTTGAGGCCGGCCGGGCAGTTGCACTGGCCGGTGACGGCGGTCAGGTAGAGCTCGGTGCCGTCGCTGCTGACGGAGCGACAGACGCGGGGACGGATCTGGACGATCGCGCCGTCCTCGATGAGCTCGCGGGCGGAGTCGATCTGGGCGGGGCTGTAGTCGGTGGTGGCCTGCTCGGCCTGGCGGACCTTGGTGGCGCAGCCTCGGCCGTAGCCCTTGGTGATGCTGGTCTTCGAGGTGAGCTTGCGGCCGCAGCGGAGGCAGTTGGTGTGCTCGTTCATGGGGGCCTCCGTACGGGAGTTGGGCCGCTTGCTGCTGCCCTGACGACTCCAGTATGAGCCCAACACGTTGGCCATGCAATAGGCCAACGTGTTGTCCTTCAAGATTCTTTGGAAGCCCAACGCGGTGGCCTACCCGATGGCCAGCACCCGTGAGACCATGACACCCATGACCAGCTACGAACCCGACACCAAAGCCAGCCAGCTCTTCGCCAGCTACAAGCGCGCCTACGAGACCGAACGCAAGCTCAAGCCACAGGTTCGAGAAGCAGCCGAAGAAGCCATCCGAGCCGGCGCCAGCAACCAGGAACTCGCCGCCCTCACCGGGCTCACCTCCGAGTACTTCCGGAAGATCGCAACCGAGATCGGCGTCGACAACCGCCGCAAGGCACCCACCGTCGGCGCCGAGGCCGCGGCCCGGAAGCGAGCTGCAGAAGCCGCCACCGAGCAGTAGCCCGCACCGCCCGTCCCGCAGCCGCCCGGCCACGCCGCCGCGCGGCGATTCGTGCTGCCCGGAGTCGCTCACCACGGCCCCCAGAAGTCGAACCTGACCCGACCCTGGTCGTCGCGCGAGTAGAACCCGCCACCGTCCCGCAGCGCCTCGTACACCACCTGCTCGACACGAGGCGGAGGCCCAGCCGTCACGCCCACCAACGGCAGATCCACCGACTCCGCGAGGAAGAACAAGCGCGGCTGCGCGCCCTCCAGCAGCACCCCCGGAAAAGGCTGCTCACGGCCGTCATACGGGCCGCCAACCAGCCACGCCACCGCCGACGCCGACACCTCGTAGAACCGGTCCAGGCCGCTCACCGCAGCCCCCGCAGAACCGCCTCGCGAAACGCCCGGTCCAGCTCCGACTCGTTCGCCACCAGCACCTGACCCGGCGGCACCAGCGGCGACGCCAACACCGTCACCCGAGCCGGCAGATCAGCCCCAGCAACCGCCGCGCGAACCTCCTCGACCCGCGACTCCTCGACCAGCAACGTCAACCGCGGAAACATGACCTCAAGCACGTCATCCCAGGTGCAGGACACCGGCGTCTCGCGCCGCCTGCTCACCGCTGCTCACCCGCCGGCGCCGACTTCCGCACCAACAGCGCGAGCTCGGGCGCCCACCCCAGCCACATCAGCAGCGACCCGAGGGCGTGAGCGTCCGGAACACCCCCGCGCCGCATCCGCGAGAACACGTTCGGCGACAGGCCCAACTCCCGACCCACCGACACCCAGTTCAGACCCCGCGCCGCCCGCTCCTCGTCCAACACCCGGAACAGAACCCCGGCCTCCAACACCCACCGGCTCACAGCTGCGCCCCCTCAACCGCCGGGGCAAGGAAGCTCCACACCGGAATCCCCGCCAGCTGCGCCCGCCGCATACAGTCCCGCGTCCCACGACACGGCAACTCCGGCACCAGGAACGCCAGCGCCACCGACGCGCCCCGGTCCACCATCACCTGATTCCGCCGGTGACCAGCCGTCGGGCAGTACTCGCCACCGCCACGACGCAGCCGGCGATGCCCCGGCCGACAGTCCGAACCACACGGCCCCGGCCAGTCCGCCGGCACCCGGTCGACAGTGATCCCGCGAGCCTCAGCCCACTGCCGCGCCATCGGATCGGCGCCAGCCTCGGCCTCACCCTCAACCACCACGATCCCGTCGAAGCCCGCCTGCAGCGCTTCATCCCAAGCCGAGAGCAACGCGACCTCAAGCAACTGGGCGTCCGCCCAAGACCGACTACCCGTCACCAGCACCCGCGCCATCACGACGCCTCCCCGAGCGCCTGCGCGAACAGAAACCGCTTCGCCGCCTCAATCCGCGCCACATGCGGCGTCGCAGGCGCCTGTACCCCACGCATCGCCCGACACCTCGAACCCGCCGGCTCCCCGCAGAACGGGCACTCCACCACCAACGGAGACGACGACGCCACCTGCGCCCGCGCCTCATCCCGCTCCGCCAACGCCCGCACCAACTCGACCCGCAACTGGACTATCCGGCCGCCGGCCTGCTCCAACTGCGACTGCAGATGCGTGCAGCCAGCCCGGAACAGGTGCGCCTCGGCCGGCGTCAGGACGTTCCGCTCGGCCCGCTCGATCAGGTGCCGCATCTGCTCCGGCGACGGCAGTGCTGCCCGCGCGCGATCGGCGACAGCGAACGTCCGTGATTCGGCCCTCTGCGGTCTGTTTCTCGGTCCTGGGGTTTGGGTGTCGCTCATTTGTGCCTCAAATCGGGGTTCTGTGGGGCCGTAGACGGCCCGTGGGGGCTTGGTAGTAGTCCGGGGCGTTCGCGGGTCTCACGCGGCCTCAGGGGCGCCAGCGGGCTCCGGGGCCGGAACGGCGGGATTCGTGGGGCGGCCAACGTCACGACCCTCGACGGATCGGCCGGCGGCCACGACCTTCGATCAGCCGGCCGGGCAGCGGGGGCAGGTCGGGTGGTCGGGGTGTTGGGCGCAGCAGGGGCAGAGGAAGCCTTGGCCGCCGGTGTGGTTGGCGGGGTTCCACCAGGTGGCGTGGTGGAGGTCGGTGTCGGTGGCTCCGCAGTCGTGGCAGCGGTCGGGGACTCGGATGCCGTGGGCTCCGTGGATGGTGTTCATGTCCGGTCGTTCCAGTCGGTGGTCCAGGTCTTGCGGCAGCTTCGGCAGCGGTAGACGGCTCGGGTGCTGCCGCCGGCCTGGGTCCGTTCGGCGAGTGGGGTGTTGCCGCGGCGGAGACAGTGGGGGCAGGTGTCGGTGTGCTTGGCCATGGGTCCCCTTCCGGTACGCGACCCCCTCCCTCTCTTTAGAGAGGGGGTCGCGTGAGTTTCTGCGTGAGTTTCGCGTGGGTTTTTGACCTGCGGTTTTGTCGCGAGCGTGGAAGCCGTGGGTTTCTGCGTGAGATACGCCGTGGGTTTCTGCTCCGCGAGTACCGTGAGATACGGCGTGGGTTTCTGACCTGCGGTTTTGTCGCGACCGTGGGTTCCGTGACCCCCGCGTGAGTTTCTGCGTGGGTTTCGACCGTGAGTTTCGTGGGTTTCCGCGTGGGTTTTCTCACGCGGCCTCCGGAGCGGCTGCGAACGCCGCCACGTACCCCGCCTCGTGGCCCCGACCACCTGCCGCAGTGATCTTCCGGGCCTGCCCTGAGGCGACCAGAGCGTCCAGCCGTCGGCGCGCCTTCTCGATCTCGCTCGGGCTCGGCTTGCGGCCCCCGTCGACCGAGTAGATCTGCCCGGCCAACTGAGACGGGGTCAGCACGCCGCGGGCGTGGGTGAGGATGTTCAGCACGTCGACCTCGTGCCAGATTTCGGTGCTGCCGGCCGCGTGGTCGTGCTTGAGTCGCCACGGCCCGCACTCCGCCGCGGGCTGCTTCAGGTGCCGCATGTTGACGATCGGGTCGCCGGCCGCACCCCACAGGGAGATCACCGACCCGGCGCCCGCGGTGATCCAGGTGGATCCGTACAGCTCGTCGAGCGTGGACGGCTCCTTGCCGCCGTCCGTGCCGGAGCGCTTGCGGTGGTGGTGCAGCCCGACGACCTCGATCCCTTCGACGAGGGTGCGCTGCACTGCCGAGTTGATCGCCTGCCCGCCTTCCTCGCTGGCGAGTTCGCCGGCCATGTCCTTGAGCGAGTCGAGGCACACCATGTCCGCGTCGGCCTGCTGGCACAGGCGCAGCAGCATGTCCGGGTCCTTGATGAAGTCCCTCGGTGGCGGGCCTTTCCAGATGACGAGGTGCTGGGAGAGCAGTTCGCGGTGCTCCGGGCTGACCATGCGGCGCAGCGAGCGGGCGGCCTGCGGCGGCCGGTCCGACGCGAGGTACAGGACGCGCTTCGCCGGGCGGACGGCCAGCCCGAGAGCGTGCGGCCGGACCCCTATCGCGGCGAGCAGCACCTGCTGGGCGACCGTGGTCTTTCCGACCCCCGCGGGCCCGGCGATGAGCAGCGCCTCGCCTTCGGCCCACAGCACCTTGTCGCCCTCACCCCACACCGCGGGGGTGTCGTCGGGGATGTCGAGGATGAACTGGGCGCCGTTGATGAACCGGGCACCGGTGCTGTCTCCGCCGCGCTTCTTCTCGTGCGTCTGGTGGTCGGTAATGAGCTGGTCGATGCGGTCGCCGTCGGCACCGGTCTGGATCGCGGCCCGCAGCCGGGTGGTGAGTTCGTCGGCGCGGCGCACCCGTGCCCGGTCGCGGACGATCTCGGCGAAGTACTCGGCGTCACCGGAGCCGATCTGGGAGATGGTGAACAGGTAGGCGCCGCCGTCGACCTGGCGCAGCATGCCGAGGCGCTCGATTTCGGCGTGCAGGGCGATGGGGGTGACGGGATGGTCGTTGCGGTGCTGCTGCTGGAGGACGTCCCAGATGAGTTGGTGTGCGGGCCGGTAGAAGTCGGCGCGGTCGACGACCTCGGCGACCATGGGGATCCAGGCGGGGTGGTAGATGCACGCGGAGAGCACGGCCTGTTCGGCTGCCAGGTCGGCGGGCGGCCGGCGGTCGCTGAGGCCGTCCTCCTCGGGTTCCGGGGCGGGCAGCGGGTGGACGTTGCTCACGGTGCTCCTTGCTGGATGGGTGGGACGGGTGCGGGGCCCGGCCGGTGGGATGGGCCGGCCGGGCGGTCTGGGTCAGGCAGCGGCGGCGCGGAAGGTGTTGGAGTTGATCTAGAAAGGGGGCTCTTCGGAGTTGCCACCGCCGCGGCCACTGCTCGGCGGCGCCCCCCAGCCGTTGCCGGCCGGTGCGCCCTGCTGGCCCCAGCCGCTGTTCGGCGGCCCCTGCTGCGACCACGGGTCCTGCTGCTGCGGGGCCTGCCGCTGCTGCCCGCCACCCTGGTCGTTGCGCTGCGCCTTGGTGACCTTCGCCGTGGCGTTGCGGAGCGACGGGCCCACCTCGTCGACCTCGACCTCGAAGACGGTGCGCTTCTCGCCTTCCTTGGTCTCGTAAGACCGCTGGCGCAGTCGGCCCTGCACGATCACGCGCATGCCGCGCTGCAGCGACTCGGCCACGTTCTCCGCCGGCTGCCGCCAGACGTTGCACGTGAGGAACAGGGCCTCGCCGTCCTTCCACTCGTTGCTCTGGCGGTCGAAGGTGCGCGGGGTGGAGGCGAGGCGGAACTTGGCGACGGCGGCGCCGGACGGGGTGAACCTGAGTTCCGGATCGTCGACCAGGTTCCCGACGAGGGTGATCACGGTCTCGTTGGCCATCAGGCGGCTGTCCTCTCGGGCTTCTTTCGGTTTTGGCGGTGGAGGTTGTAGCGCTCGGCGGGGGTTAGGCCGGCGCGAATGCCGTGTCGGGCTTCGGCAGCCCGCCCGGATTCCTGGTGCAGGGCGTCTTCGAGGCATTCGCGGCGGACGGGGCAGTCGGCGCAGACGCTCTTGGCCTGGTGGAGGTTGCGGTAGCTGGGGGTGTTGCCCATGCCGTCGGCGAACCAGAGTTCCGGGTCGTAGTAGCGGCAGTAGGCGCGCTTGTGCCACTTCGGGACGGCGGAGTTGAAGAGGAAGACGTCCTTCACTGGGTCACCTGCAGGTCCGGCCAGATGGCCTTGTCGAGGGCGGCGCGGTGGGTCTTGGGCATGTCGGTGATGGGGTGGCCGAGGTGGTCGCGGCCGGCGGCCATGAGGACGACGGCGTCGGCGAGGTTGTCGTCGCCTTCGGTGGTCCAGGCGGGCCAGCGGCGGGCGACGGCGTCGACTACGGCGGCCTTCGTGGCGGCCCCCTTGCCGGTGGCGTAGAGCATGCGCTGGTTGGTAGAGACAAGGCCGACGGGGATGTCGGCGTCGATGAGGTAGCCGTAGAGGCTCCACCAGAGCCAGCCGCGTTCGTGGCTGCCACCGCCGGTGCGGGAGAGGGCCGGGGTCTCCAGGACGACGAGGTCGGGGCAGCCGATGCTCAGAAGTATGTCTCGACGGACGGCGCGCATAGCCTTGAAACGGGCAGTGTGGCTGAGCTTGGTGATCGGGTTCTTCTTGTCGGTGTAGCCGACGACCTCGCACCAGCCGGTAGAGGAGGCGATGCCGGTGGCGGTGAGGCTGGTGTCGAGTCCGATGACGATGGGCCGGACGGTGGCAGGCTGCGGTTGGAGGGGTTCGGTGAGTGCGAGTGTGGTCATGGCTGTCGTCTCCATGCGAGGGAGAGGGCGGTGAGGGTGGCGCCGACGGTGCCGATGAGGAGTGCGGCGTCGAGGGCGAGGTGGTGGAGCAGGAGGCGGGTCACGCGGCGTTCCGGTCCCAGAGCGGGACGGGGGTGCGCAGGCCGTCCATGCCCCACACGGCGGGGATGGTCATCTCGCGGGTGGTCTCGAGGTCGGGCTCGGTGATGGCGGGCTGCTGGTCGGCCGGGGCGGGGACGCGGACGGCGGTGATCTCGAGGTAGCGGGCGAACAGCTCGTCGTAGTCGGTGCGGAGCTTCTCGTTTTCGATGGCGAACTTGTCGACCTTCTCCGCGAGTTCACGGGTGCGCTCGTTGGCGTAGGACAGCTGCCGGTCCCGCTTGTCGAGCTGCTGGGCCTGCCACCAGGCGAGGACGAGGAGCCGGTTGCGTTCGGCGGTGAGCACGGGGATGCGGTCGGCGGCGCGGCGTCTGCCGGTTCCGCGCCACCAGGTGGTGAGGCTCATCGGTCGTCTCCGGGGTAGCGGTTGCAGGTGAGGCAGCGGTGGAAGTCGGGGGAGTGGCAGAGGTGCGCCCGGACGCGGTTGCAGCGGGGGCACCAGTGGATTTCCTGCGGGGCGAGCCCGGTGGGCATGCCGGTCGGCCGGCTGCGGTGGGCGAGGAGGAGGGCGGTGCCCAGCGCCGCGGCGAGGTCCGCGACGACGCCGGGCAGGCCTCTCATGACGCCACTCTCAGCTGCTGCCAGTCGGTGGACGCGTTGGCCTTCTGGAGGATCTCGAGCTGGTTCGTGAGCTCGTGGAGCTGCTGGTCGCGGAGCGCCACCGTGTGCTTCAGGTCGGCGATCTGGGCGGCCGCGTTCTGGCTGACCGGGATCGCGTCCCGGAGTGCCCGGTCGCCGCCCTCCCAGTGGTCGACCCGGCGGGTCAGCTCGGCTATCACGGCGTTCTGGTCGGCGACGGTCTTGCGCAGGCGCCACACCGCGCGGGCGAGGCGCTGCAGTCGGCGGGTGCCGATCGCGCACAGCTCGACCAGGCCGTCGAGGTCGGCCTCAAGGCGGCCGATGTGCCACCGGTCGGCGCGGTGCGCCTGCGCCCGGTCGGCTGCGATCTGCTTGGCCGCTGCCTCCCAGTCGGGCGCGTCCGGTGCGTCGACCTGCTGGGCGAGTCGGCCGTTCAGCCACACCGCGGCGTCGCGCTCCTTGACGGCCTCGTCGCGCTGGTTGGCAACTCGTTCAAGACGGGCCTGGAGGGTACGGATCTTCTTTCGGTTGAGCATGGCGCTACTCCTGGAGAGCGGAGTCGGGTGGGATGAGTTCGTGGGCGACGGCGAGCGCGTAGGCGTTGAGAGCGTTCGGGGCGCCGAGGGTCCGCATGGCGTCCCGCAGGTGGCGGCGGGAGGTGTCGACGGGGATGCTGTGCTGCTTGAGGATCTGCGGATGGTCCAGGCCCCGGCCGAGGAGAGACAGCACGTGGATCTCCTCGGCCGAGAGCACCGGCCGGACTACGTCTGCGGGAGGGCGGGTCCGCTGCCCGCCACCGCCGCCCGGAAAGGACGCAGCGGCCACGACCCGTCGACCACCGCGTTCGGGTCCCGCTTCTCGCCGGCCTTCTCCGAGCGCAGCCAGTCCTGGAAGGAAGCTGCGTCCTCCGCGGCCCACACCACCTGCCGGCGGTGCAGCTCCTCGACATCGACCGCGAGGTCATCGAACCGCTCGTACGGCCCACGCCGGTTCCGCAGCGCCTGCACCCAGTCCGGTCGGGCGGCAGCCGGGGTGTGCGCGACGGACCCGATCTTCCACGCCGCCTGAGCCGACTTGTGGGCGTCGTACTCGGCGCCGTGCGCCTGCTCCTCCTCCCACCGCAGCCCGTACGTCTCCACGGTGGTCCGCAGCTGGTATGCGCCCTGCTTCTCGGACACGCGCCGCCGGTACGGGGCGGCGTGCCGGTCCAGGGTCATGGTGTCGATGACCCTGGCCAGCGGGCCGGTCAGCTCTTCCAAGCCGGCGCCGTGGTAACGGCGCATCTCCCGGTCGAGGAGGTTCAGGTCGTAGCCGCCGAGGTTGTGGCCGACGAGCGGGATCCCGACCCCGACCGTCTCGGCGACGGCCTTGCCAATCTCGGCGACCGCCCGGTCAGCCGGCATGCCGTGCTCGGCGAGGTACTCGTCGGTGAGGCCATGGACGGCGATCGCGCCGGGCTCCTGCGGAACGCCCGGGTTGACGAGCCAGGTGTGCTTCTCGGTGGGCATGCCGCCGCCGACGAGGAGCAGCGCGCAGGACACGATCCGGGCGGTTTCCGATTCCTTGTCGCTGGCCTCGAAGTCGAGGGCGGCGAGCCGCTGGGTGTGCCAGGGACTGGTCACGACGTGCCCCCGCGCAAGTGGTTGAGAAAGCGCCGGTACTCCTCGATGCTGGCGGAGCCCGGCATCGTGCCGCCGGAGAACTCCGCGAACCGCTCATCGGTCTCGTCGAGCGTCCAGCCACGGGTGCCAGCGGCAGCGACGATCTGCTGCCATACCTCCGTCGGATCCTGGTCGTTGACGATCTCCGGCTCGATCACCTCGACCTCGGTTCCCGTCGAAGCGGGCCCGTGGTTGTTGTTGGCCGCAGCCCGCTTTGCATCGCCGATCGCTGCCAGCTGGCGCAGATAGTCGGCCGGCGCCCCAGCCGTCTCCGCCTCCACGCATACAGCCGTGAACGCGGCCTCAGTGGGGGCCGCCTGCGCCAAGGCCAGGAAGTCCTTCGGGGGACCAGCCGGGACGGCAGCTGGCGCGGACTCGATCGCCGGCCGCACCGTGGGAGTGTCCAGCGCTACCGCCTGCCCCTTGATCTGCCCGGCCATCAGTGCGGCCGGGCTGATCTCCACGTCCAGCGTCGGAACCATGAATCGGGCCGGACCGTCGTCGCGCTGGACGACCTTCTCCTCCATGCCGAGCCAGCCCTGCACGTAGCCGCCGGCCTGCGCCAGCAACTCCGCGGCGGGCGGCAGCTCCACCGCCGCGTAGTAGCCCTTCGACACCAGCAGCCACTGGCCCAGGGCAGGCACGTCGCGCAGCATCACGTTGACCCGGGTGGTGATCGAGCACTCACGGTTCACCGGGTCGCAGACGCACGGCCGGTCCGACTTGTGCTCGGTGACGCCGTCGCACCGGCGGATGCACTTCGAGCCCTTGAAGAGCTCGTACCACTGGGAGACGGCGTTCTGCGGGGGGATGACGACCGGCAGCCGGTCGGCGGTGGAGTACACCTCGTACTCCGAGGGGCCGCCGTTGGCTGGCGTCCACGGCTGGACCGTGCCGCCGTACAGGGCGGCGACCTGTTCCAGGATGGGCTTCGACGCGGAGGTGAACCGGAACTTGTCGAGCTTCACCGGGCGGACGATCTTCTTGCCGTACTTGTTCACCCGGCCGGTGTCGACGGCGTGTCCGATGCGGATCTCGCCGAGCTGACGCATGCGGCGCTGCAGGTCAAGGATGGGCATCAGGCTGCCTTCTGCTGCGTGAGGGTGGGGATCTGAAGCGGGGCGCCGATGACCGTCTTCGACAGCCCGGAGGTCCAGTCAGCGACCTGCTGAACGTGCAGGAACTTCGCGAACACCTCGTCGCCGCACTCGACGGGGATCGGCCGGTAGCCCTCCGGCCGCAGGTGCAGAGCGATACCGGTCGAATAGACCTGCGGCATCGGGATCTGCGAGCCGTCCCGAAGCCAGCACACGCGGGCCCCGCGGTAGGCGGCCATCTGCAAGGCGACGGTGTCGTAGACGCCCTTCACGTCGAGCTGGCCGCCGGTCTTGGTGTCGCCCTCGAACAGCGTGTCTGCCGGCATGTCGAGCATCCAGGCGATCCGCGGGCTGCGGTACAGGTAGTCCAAGGTGCCCGCGTAGCCGTGCTCGTAGTGCCCGACGACCATCTCGGACGCCTCGAACTCGACCTCCCACTCCCGGACGAAGGCGAGGAAGTGCTCCAAGTAGGGGGCCATGTCCTCGTCGTCGAGTACCTCTTCGGGTAGCGGCGCACCGAGCACGTGGGCCTCGATCAGGCGGTGGACGGCGGTGCCGATGTCGGCGCGCTCGTCCTTCTGCCGGATGTGGGCCTTGCGGAGCCAGTCGTAGGACTCCTCGCGTTCGGCCCGGGTTCGGGAGCCGGCGATGAGCTGCGGCAGGTTGTCGATGGCGGTCTGGGCGGTGAAGTTCGCCGACCAGAACATGAGCGCGGGGTTGGGCAGGCCCTGGTCGAGGATGGTGGTGACGCGGCGGAGCTTGGTGCCGGTGATCGGGTCGCGGTACCAGCCCTGCGAGGGGCGGGGGATCCGGTCCGGGCCCTGCGGTGCAGGCGCGGCGGCCTTGCGGGGGCTCACGCGGCGTCCTCCCGCTCCCACTGGCGCGGCAGCCGCACCTGGCCGGGCGTCCGGAACCGGTTCTCGGCGGCGACTGCCGCGGCCGAGAGCCGGGCCGCGTCGGTGCGGCAGCCGTCGGCCGTCAGGTGCACGGTGACTCGCTCACTTGGGGCGAGGAGAGCGACGAGAGCATCCCGGATGCCGTCAACCGCGCACGCGGCCTGCTCGAGCCGCACGTCCGACACGTCACGGCCAGCGGCCGCATCCGCCTTCAGACGGCGCAGGACCGAGCGGGCCTCCGCCAGGCTGAGGAGGAGCCGCGCAGCGAAGGTCTCGTTGTCCTCGAAGGCGTCCGCGAACGCCTCGATCACCGCCGGCGCAGCCTCATCGGTCACGTCGACCGTCGCGCCCATCGTGGTGGGGGTGATGTCCATCAGGCAGCCGCCTTCATCTCGTTGTGCTCGGTGCACTTCCTGCAGCAGCCGCAGTGGCAGATCGGCGTCAGCTCGGGCAGCCGGCTCTCAAGCCAGTCCAGGCCGCGCACCGTCGCCGCGTGCCGCACCTCGGGCAGGTACTGCGGCTGGCGCAGCACCATCTCGGCGCTCACAGCGCACCGCCCATGCGGTCGTGCTTGCGGCACTGCTGCACCTGCTTGCGGTACGCGCGCCGGGTCTGCACCGACCAGTCGAGCGGGTTCCTGTTGCAGCGGTCGCAGAACGCCGCGAACAGGGCGCGCTCGTGCTGCAGTTCCTTCTCCGACGGGGCCTTCAGCTTCGTGTTCACGCGGCCACCGCCGTCAGCGCCGGCTGGTCGGAGTGGAAGGTGAGCTCGACCGGGACGTCGCGCCACATCGTGTGGATGCTCTGGAGCGCGCGGTCCGCGTCGTTCCACCGGTAGCCGAACGGGGCGTCGAGGTTGTAGCCGAGCATGCTGGCCCAGGCGTGGGCGGCGCCCGTGGCGTCGATGTCCATCACGTGGCCCCGCAGGACACCGTCGGCGGTGATCCCCCAGGTGAGGGCCGGCAGTTCGGGGTGCTCGGTGAGGATCTCCAGCAGGGCCCGGGCGGGGCCTCGCTGCGGGTTGTGGGTAGGCTGGATCATCAGCCTGCCTCGCTTTCTCGAGTGCTGTTCGAGTGGTGGGGTTGGTCAGGGCCGTGCCCGGTGGTCGCACACCAGGTGCGGCCCGCGTTTGTGCGACGGTCAGGCGGCGAGCGGCGGGATCTGCTCGGCCTCGCGTGCGGCGAGGGCCTGCTCGCGGCGGAGGATGATCAGCTC